TGGCCAACACACCTTCACAACCCTATCGCACACGGGCATTAGGGCTCAGTCAGCCCACCCCTTTAGAATTGCCGCCGAGAAAGGAATGGTGCCAAGCGGTGATGGAGTAGTGAGTTTGGGTTCCTCCGATCATTCCTGGGCCACAGGATTGTTTACTAACGTAGGGATCGGAGATAATGACCCTAGGACGTTGTCTACTTATCCATTCATGCTAACGGACACCGCGGGCACCCAGACCCTAGCGAACTTTTCGGGAAATAACAGTAACTATGCCGCGGTTCGCGCAGAGGGCGCAACGGGTTCCCATTCGCTCCCGAGCCGAGTTTCTTTGGCGGCGGGTTATGATGCGGGCTTGCCCGCTGGCCACGAAAACCAAGGGGGAGGTTTACTAGCAAACTCTCAGATAACTTTCCATGTAGGCAGCACCCTCATCGCGCACATGACGGGGCGAGCTGGTTATGGTTGTCTTATAGTAGGTAATGACTATCACTCGAACACCCAAAAGGGAAATTATGCTGAGACGCATGAGCCTTCTGTCTTAGTTTTCGGTCATTCTGACGACAATAGCGCTAAACTTGAGCTAGTAAACACGGGAAGCATCGCCCGCAACAACCAACTGGGTTTTGTTCACGGCTCCAATACTGAAAGCGATACGAAAAGCCGCTGGACATTGGTTCAAGATATTACAGGAGACGGCGACCAGGACAACAGCGATTTCGTAATTGCCTATAAGGAAGGCGATGGAGAGACGGACTTGAGTACCGATACGGTAGTTACTTTAAGTAATTCCAAGCATATGCTCCCAGGCAATAGTGGCGTTCAGAATCTAGGTTCCGTTGAGCTGCCTTATGGCAAAGTATTTAGTGATAGTCTGGCGGTTGGCGTTCACCCAACCTCGTTTGTTCCCTCAGCAAATCAGCTTCACGTTGCGGGAACCCAGGTTCTTTCAGGCGACACAACCGTTAAGCTTAGTTTGACTTCCACGGGGGCAGGTACTAGCGCAAGCCAGTATATATCCTGGGATCATCCCAGTGGCATCTCCTATCTGGGAACAGTCTGTTCCTCCATTCCTAATAATGATTCGGATGTTCCTACTAATTATATGGGAATTCTTGCGAACGATAATCTACCCTTATTTCTTGGACACGTAGGATTTCGACCTATTCGTATCGATTATGATGCCACCTCTGATAAGGGGAACGTAGTTATCGGTGATGATTCGGTCACCGCGCCAGTTAGTGGCGGTAGGTCGGTTTTAACTGTCCGCAATTCGGGACTCAGGGGCGCTCCTCTTCTTTCGCTGGAGTCTACAGCACCAAGTCCAGTGGCAGCACGGCCTAGTATACTGTATAAGACCGTAGGCTTTGGTAGAGGAGACGGTGGTCCAGGGAATTATTCCTGGTTGGGAGGGGCTTACAACAACGATCTTAGTTACAGACTGTCTTTTACTGGCCGCAGCGCCGAAGCCCAAGGCGGTACGGGTGACATGCTGATTGTCCATTCGCCCAGTGGCGTCGACGGAGATGCCCACAAGCCTGGTTCGGCTGGGGCTATAACTCCAGGACAAAGCGGCACACAGAATTTAGGACTGCCTGACCTATCGTGGCAGACAGGATATTTGGAGCACTTAGAGGCCACCAGTGGAATGTCGCTCGGAACAGGCGTAGGGTCTACTAATATTATAGATAACGCGCCCGACTTCCTAGTGAGTGGCGGTAACGTTATGGTGGGCACGGGTGCTCCAGGCGCTTATAAGGTTCACATTAAGGGGGCCACCCACGTAGAAGGAGCTTTTTCCGCTTCCAGCAAATCCTTCTTAATCGATCACCCTCTAAACCCAGGAAAAGTTTTACATTACGGGAGCCTTGAAGGTCCCGAATATGGAGCGTATGTCCGCGGTAAGCTGGAAAACAATAACGTAATTTCATTGCCTGATTATTGGACCGCCTTGGTAGATGCCGATACCATTACGGCTCAATTGACTCCTTATGGTTCGAGCCAAAGCCTTTATGTTCAATCAATTTCAAACAACCAAATCGTGGTGGGCTCCGATCAAGCCGAAGTTTACTGTCATTATTTTGTCCAGGCAGCGCGTAAAGACATTGGCCCATTAGTCGTAGAAAGAACTAAGGAGTAAAAAATTCAGCAGACCATCCGCCTGCTCCACTTCTCCCCAGACCCTCAGGACACCTACGATCCCACGGCATTGGGCGCCAATGGACGGCAGGACATTCCTCGGTATTTAGGGTTATGAAAAAAAATATCTGGCTCACTATATTTTCTTATCTTTTGCCTAGTCTGGTTTTATGTAGCGCATTGAGCATTGCAGGAACCGCCGCTTATTTTAGCATTATTGGACTAACCGCCCTATTTCCAGGTGCGCTTGCGCCAATTATTCTTATGGGGGTCGTTTTAGAGTGCGGAAAACTGCTTGGAGCGTTATGGCTGCATCAAAACTGGGCTAAATCCCCTCGTTTTATGCGTTATTATTTAACTTTCGCGGTTGTGGTATTAATGGGCATCACCAGCATTGGTATTTTTGGGTTCTTAGCTAAGTCTCATCTTGAACACCAAAAGGATGCACTGCAAGAAAAGGCAGCAATTACCCAGCTTAATGATAAAATAAATTTTGAGCAGAAGCTAATCGTCCAGCATACCTCTAATATTGATAAATTAAATACGCAAATAAGCTCCTTTAACAGCTTCAAGAAGGAAGATATCCAAACCGAAGAGAAACTGCTGCAGGAAATATACAAAAATTTAGAAAATGGCATCAAGATAGAACAGGGGCGCATAGTTTCCCTAACTGCTCGATTTGGGGAACTGGAGGCCGAAAGATTAGTGATTCAAAACGGAAGTTCCTTCTCAAAGAGGTCCAAATTAGAGAAACTTACAGAGCAGCAAGCTCCCGAACGCGAAGAAATAAAAAATAAAACCCGCGAAGCCAATGTTAAAATAGACCTACTGCGCCAAAACTCCGACAATGAAATTAAAAAATTAAGAGAGAAAATAGACGGCTTGCGGCAACAAAGCTTAGGGACCAAAGATCAAAGCCTAGAAGAAATTGATAAATACAATGCCTCCATATCTGTTTCTCAAAAAAATATAGATAGCCTAAACAATGAAAAATTTAAATTAGGAGATAAATTGCGCGCAATTGAAGTAGAAGTTGGTCCAATTAAATATGTCGCCGAACTTTTATCCAGCGTCTTAGGCAAAGAAATTCCTTTGGGCACCGCAGTAAAAACACTCATAATGAGTATTATTTTTGTCTTTGATCCGCTCGCGGTACTGCTCCTCTTGGCCTCAACATCGACCTTGCGATTTAAATTCATGTCGGCCCATGAAAAATTAAAGGCCGTAGCTAAATGGGGGTAAAAACCATTAATTAAAAAAAATATTGAAAACGAAAATTAAGCACAGTGGACTACATACAGCGTTGCAATAAACTGGAAATAATTCCCACGCACATGTGTAATAGTTACCAACTATATAATATTATTTTACAAACCCCACTCTATCACTCAATCTAAATTGGCACGAATCTTGCCTACATATATACAATGAAACAATTAATTACTACTCTCTTATTGTTAGGTGTTTTTTCTCTCAATGCAGCAGAAAAGAAACCTCTTAAACTTGAACGCCCTCAGCGTGCTGCGGCCCCTGAGATTTCCAAAGATCACTATGGAGCGTGGTTAGACAAAGACGGTTTTGTTAAACCTGGTCCCAAGATTAAAAATTGGATCGATGCGGATCGAGATCGTGTTGATGATCGATATCAGGCAGGACCAGGAAAGCCTGCTGGCAAGCCTCGTCCTGAAGTAAAGCCTAAACCTGAGCCTAAGCCTGAGCCTAAACCAGAGGTAAAGCCTAAGCCCGACAAGAAGACTCCTGAACGCCACTTCCCCTTGCATTGGGGACGACCGCCCGAAAGACAAACCCGTGATTTAGTAGATCTTCCTGGAAAGTTCGGTAAAGGAAGTAGCACGTTAGCCAAGTGGATTGAAAAAAACTTACGCGAAGACGGAGATTGGCATAAAAAGCCCCCCGCCCCAAAAAAGCCGCTGCTTCCCAAAGAAGGGGACCCTGAAGGCGAAAAGCCTAAAGCCAAGAGGCCCGAGCGCCCTACGCGACCAGAACTTCCAAGGGAGCTTAAGGCCAAACTTGATTCTTATAAAAAAGAAAAAGAAACCTTGGGACATGAGCTCAAGAAGGCTATCAAGGAACTCGAAAAGCCCAGTCGCAAAGCGGTAAAAGAAGTGGTGGAGGCGTTTCATAAAGCCCACAAGGATCGTTTTGAGGCCCAAAAGGAGCTCGGAAAAGAGATTAAAGAAGGGTTTAGGGCAACGAGGCCCGAAAGGCCCTCAAAGCCCGAAGTCTCCAAGGAGGTCGAAACTCTTCGTAAGCAGAGCGGCGACGTAATGAAGAAACTTCACGAGAGCAAAAAAGCTCTTATGGAAAAACTTAAGGCCTCCAAGCGTGAGGATCACAAAGATATCCTCGGAGCCTTTAGAGAGGAACAAGGCTCTTTAATGAACGAATTAAAAGATATTCAAAAACAAATTAGGGAAGAAATGGATAAAGGACGCCCTACGGATGAGGTTCATGAAAAGCGGCGCCCTCCCCGTCGCCCCATTAAAGAAAAGGAGCCTCACCAACGCAGGCCTGCGGATAGATCGTAAAAGTAGTCGTCCTATTCCTCAAAAGGCTCCCTACGTGGGAGCCTTTTTTGGAGGTCTTCTATATAGTCAAATACTAAAATTTTCTTATTCAATGCGGTAGGTTTAATTTGAGTTATTAAATAATTATTTCGATAAAGGCGCCTACAGACCTCCCTTGCATAGCGCTCTCCGACGACTACCACTATACAGGTCGTTTTTTTAACCTCTGAATATAATTGTATAATTTGATTACTATATTCTTCGCATATACTATAAGCTCTTTCATGCATGTCTGAATATACACTGCGCCACTTTCTAATAGAAAAGCCCTTCGATGCGCATATCATATAGGTATATGAAAAAATTCTTATCAAAGTTCGCAATCGGTTTATTGTTGATGTTTTCTAGCGCACAGGGCGAAGATACCCTCGAACGCAAAAAGGTTTCGGAGCATTTGCAAAATATTTCTGTGACCATCAAATCACAGGGAGAATATAGCACCTCTGAAGGGTCAGGGGTTTTAATCGTAAGAGAAGTCAAAGGCGAACAAGTTACCTTTGTATGGACCGCAGCTCATGTTATTGATAATTTACGTACGGTTCGCGAGGTTATTAATGAAGAGGGTCAGGCACGTAAGGTTGTAGAGTTTAAAGATCCCCAAATTGTCAAAGAGTTAATTGAGAATGGCCGTCGGGTGGGAGAAATTAAGATGGATGCCGTAGTAGTAAAATATTCTGACGCTGAGGACGGACACGATCTAGCACTGCTAATGGTGCGCGCTAAAGACTATGGAAAGGGAAGCGCATCATTCTTTTTAAACAAGAAAGACCCAATTGTTCCCATCGGTACCCCCTTATATCATGTAGGCTCGCTTTTGGGACAAATGGGAGCTAATTCCATGACTTCAGGAATTGTTTCGCAAGTGGGGCGCACATCGGGCAAGGTGGAATTCGATCAAACTACCGTTACCGCATTCCCAGGTTCTTCAGGCGGCGGCGTCTTCCTTCAAGATGGCCGTTATATGGGGATGTTAGTACGAGGAGCGGGGGAAGGTTTTAATTTAGTTGTTCCCGTGCGGAGAATGATGGAGTGGGCTAAATCTACTAATTTATTGTGGGCGCTTGATCCTGAGCTAGAGGTGCCCACGCTGAACGAAATTGAAGCAATTTCAGTAGAAGATGCGGGGCTAAAAAGGAAGAGGGGAGGGCGCCCCGACAAGAAAAAATTTCCCTTTCTTATTAAGACGGTAGCCGCTGCCCCGCTTATTTTTGGGCCGCAGCTTGAGCGGTGACGGATTAGATTAGTCGTGCCTTGGGCGGAGATGGCGGGACGCCGTAAAGGAAATCTATGAAGCGCTTTAAAATTTCGAGCTCTTCAGCATTTAATTCACTTAGTTCTCGCTCTATTTGCTTCACTTCCGCGGGAATCAAAAAAGGTCGATTAATTTTTTTAAGTCTAATACTCGTCATCCCTCTTACCTTTTCTATAATAATAAATTTATCAGGCTGAGGTGGAGGACTTGGAGAGGATATGGCCTTTTCCGTAAGGCAGCCTGGGGCGACCAGCAATAATATGAGAACAAATATCTTTTTCCGCATGTATAATAATACACTTTCGTATTGACTTTACCGAGTATTCATGCTAAACTAAGTGGTTTAAATGAAATTCAACAAGCGCCACATTATAGAAAAACTAATTATTATCCCCGCCAAGGGTCGCCGACCCTTCTGGGCCAAACAGATGGCAATTCTTAACAAGCTCCTGAAAAAATTTCCCAGCCAAGAGTTTTGGAGCAAGGTATGCTTTCCGAAAAAATACGAGGGAATGGAATATCTTATGAGTGAATATGGAGTTAAATTATTGGAACAAAAATATCGTGATTTTAATTACAAAATCCCCCCTCCTCCCAAATTTTCCTTTGGGAATAACAAAATAGGAGAGGCGCCCAAATTACCTCCTAAAACCCTTAATCTTAGACAGTTTTTACAAGATGACTAAAGCAGTAACCTCTTCCTCCGAACAAATAAAATCCTTTCTCCAAGACAAGGAGAATAAAAAATATCACTACAATGATTATGAGGAATTAAATTATAAAATTCCTTGTGGGAGCCTTAATCTTGACCTGGCTTTAGATGGAGGATTTCCCGCGGGGGTTCATCGTTTTACAGGAGTAAATGAAGGGGGTAAAACTTCTTGTGCGTTAGCTGTAGCCAAAAACTTTCAAGATTATTTTAAAGAAGACGGAAAAGTTATCTACATTAAAAGCGAGGGGAGGCTCGGCCCTGAACTCATAGAGCGCTCGGGCATTGATGTCTCCGAAGAAAATTTTTTTAAATTCGATTGCAATATATTTGAAAAAGTTTTTGACTTGATTAGGTTGCTCGTAGATGAAAACCACGAAGACAAGAAGTATTTATTTATTATTGATAGCGTGGATGCATTATGTCGCCAAAACGATTATAATAAGCCTTTTGTAGAAAGCGAACAGGTGGCGGGGGGAGCCTTAATCACTTCGGTCTTTTTAAAAAAAATGGTACTTCCTATCATGAAGCTTAACCATATGATGATCTTAACCTCTCAAGTGCGCGTAGAGGTTGCGACGAATCCTTACGCAGCCCGTGGAGGCCCCAAAACCAAACAGGCGGGCGGCAACGCCATTAAGCATTATGCTAATTTTATCCTTGAATTTCAAGATAGGTATACCAGCGACATTATTTTTGAAAATCCCAGCGCAGCAAAACTGCAAGACAAAGGCTCGCCCCTCGGCCATTTTTGTAAAGTAATTTTTCGCAAAAGTATTAACGAAAAAACAGGAGCTCAGGTTCGCTATCCTATACGGTATGGACGTAAAAGGGGTACCTCGGTATGGGTAGAGCGAGAACTCATCGAGTTGTTATATCTCTGGGGCTACTTAGAAAAAAAAGGCGCCTGGATTTCTTTTGACGCAGACCTTGTAAAAAAAATTAAGAGCGATGGAATAGAATGTTCTGAAAAAATTCAAGGCGAGCCCAAGCTCGTGGAATACCTCGAGCGCAATCCTGAACTCCAGGGGTTTCTCCTGGCTTACATAAAAGAAGAATTCGCCGCTTTGTGAAGTTTATAACTTTAGGCGGAAAAGAACGTAGGATTTTAAGGCTTAAAAAATACCTTATTGACTGGGACGGTAAAAGCAGGAGCAAGCTACAGCGGGGCGTTAAAAAATATTTAAAAAAACACTGGCGCCACCATATAGTTTTTGAGGAGTTCCCCGTAGCGGGAAGCAGAATGACCTTTGATTTTTATAATTCCAATAAACGCATTGCTATCGAAGTGCAGGGCGCGCAACATGACAAATATGTACCCTTCTTTCATGGCCGCAACAAAATTAACCACATCGCTCAATTAAGGCGCGACGTGAATAAAGAAAAATTTTGCGAGCTTAATTCTATTACCTTAATACAAATCCTTTCCACTGATATTTTAACCGATGACTTTTTTCGCAGATGTGGAGCAATAACATAATTAAGTGTATTATATAATATGCCTCTTTTTGACGCCAACAATGAGGACCTGAGCCCCTTTACTCTTCCTGAGAGCACTCTTTTACAACTTTTTGAATTAACAGGAGGTGTGGATTCCCATAAAGGTATTATTTTGGCCTATGTAAACGAAGACGGTGCGCCTGTAATTTTCTCCAAGACCGCTAATCAAATAGTGGAGATGGGACTCCATCGCGCCCTGGAGCAGTTTGTGAGTGAAGCCAAGGTAGGCACGGGGATAGAATTTCCCCCGTCTAGCGAGGAATGACTTGACAAATCATTCTATTTCTGTTAACCTAGAGTGAATGATTCACTCAAAAGAACTAGAAAAAAACCTTTTAGCTGCATTACTTCGTTTTCCTCATAAGTACGTGGAGATTGCCAGCTTTATAGATGAAAATGACTTTTATACAGAAACCAGCATTGTCCACCAAACCCTATTTAAAGTCCTTAAAACTGCTCTAGAATCAGGGGATGCCATAAATGATGTAATTTTATCCGAAAGAGTTAAGAGTTTTATTTCTTCTTTCGAGGATAATATTAACATTACGGAGTATATCAAATCTCTTTCCTTGATAAAAATCGCAGACGAGAGCGTGGTGGCCCTCGCAAAAGAACTAAAAAAACATACCGTTAGGCGTGAGATTTATAATTCCTCCCTTAAGGTGGCGGATAAAATGAAAAGGCTCCCGCGCTCCTCTTCTTTTGACGAGATTATTTCCACGGCTGATTCCGCTTATAATGAACAAATTAATCTCTATTTAATGCGAGAGGATGCTCCCCGCAATATATTTGAAAAAATGGAGGCCATGGTTGAGGACCGCGGAGAAAACCCCGATAAATATAAAGAGGCGGGATTCATGTCTCCCCATCCTCGCCTTAATGAAACCTATGGTTCGCTTTTGCGGCCAGGAAATATTACCGTCATTGTGGCGCGTTCAGGAGTGGGAAAAACTTCTTTTTGTTTAAATTTCGCCACTAAAGTTTCGGCGGCCTATAACCATACCCCCGTCTTACATTTTGATAATGGCGAGATGAGCGAGACCGAAATCATCATGCGCCAATGCGCCGCCCTCTCAGGTGTTCCTCTTACTTTTCTTGAAGACGGCAAATGGCGGCAGAACGAGGATTTTGTAAAAAAAGTTAGAGAGACGTGGCCCAAAATCAAAAATATGAAATTTTATTATTATAATGTGGCAGGTCTTACCGCAGACAGCATGCTTAATATTATTCGTCGCTTTTATTACTCCAAGGTAGGCCGCGGAAATAAAATGATTTTTAGCTTTGATTATATTAAAACTGCGGCCGAACGTTCAAACAACAAAAGCTCTTGGGAGTTAGTGGGCGAAATGGTAAACAAGTTTAAACAACTTATCCACAAAGAAATTATTTTTGATGAAGAGCCCGTCATCTCCATGCTTACTAGCGTTCAAAGTAATCGTTATGGAATTACTCATAATCGTACTTCTGATGCTGTGATTGAAGATGAATCTATTGTGGCCCTTTCTGATCAAATAACACAATACTCTTCGCATATGTTTATTTTACGCCAAAAAACCCTTGACGAAATGCAGTCTCACCCTGCGGGTTGCGGTACCCATAAACTTATTTGCGTTAAATATCGTCATTTGGGCGAAGATGTTCATCGTGCCCTCCAGCCCGTCGAGTGGATAGACGGTTCAAAAAAGAAAAATGCTATTTTTCTTGATTTTGACAATTTTGATATTACTGAAAAAGGAGACCTTCGCGATTTGGCGCTTCAACTCTCTACGGATCTCGTTCTTGAGTCCAGTGACCCAATCGACCTTTTATGAAATTAAACCCTAGCGAAATCGAAGAAATTTTAATATCTTTGGGATATAACCTCACAGATCAGGGTTCCTATTGGCAAACCAATGCAGTTTTTAGAAATGGCGATAACAAAACCGCGTTACAAATATATAAAGACTCGGGGGTATGGCGGGATTATGTGGCCCAAACCGCACCGATGCCCTTTAGAGCGTTGCTTGAAGCTCATTTAGGGACTAACGCATCCAAAGAAATCAATAAATATCTTAAGACAGAGACTAGAGGCTCTTTTTACAAAAAACCTCAAAATGACTATAAAATAGAAATGGAAGAATTACATTCAATGCAGGAATTAAAAAAATTCTTGCCTCATTATAAATTTTACAACAACAAGGGAATTTCAAGCGGCCTCTTGCAAACCCTCAAAGCAGGACTTTCCACCCAAGGGCAATTGTACCAAAGATTTGTCTTTCCAATTTTTAATTCCCATCAACAGATACATGGTTTTGCGGGGCGCGACATGGCAGATCATCCTGATCGGCCCAAATGGAAGCATGTTGGTAAAAAAACACAGTGGGTATATCCTCTTCATATTTACCCTTCTACTCGCGACGCTATTGTCGCAAATGGAGTTATTTTGGTGGAGAGTATTGGAGACATGCTCAATTTAATAGAAAATGGTTTTAGCAATGTATTGGTGGTTTTTGGCCTCGATGTTTCTCCTGCCCTTATGTGCTCCCTAATTGCTCTTGCGCCATCATCTATTACTCTTTCTCTCAACAACGATAAGGAAAGCGCCGTAAATCGCGGTCTTTTGGGTTGCTGTAAAAATTATCTTAAACTCCTTACCCACTTTGATCCTGAGCTCATAAAAATTTGCCTTCCCGTGAAAAATGATTTCGGAGAAATGGAAGCCGAAAACTTTGAGAAGTGGGAAACAAAACTCAAGAATACCTCTCTTTCGGATCAATTACCTTATCTTCTAGAATATATGCAAAAATTTCATAACGACAAGCTTATTTCCAAAAATCTTTATAAAAATATTAAAATATTAAAAAATTTATGAACCCCCTTAGCGCTAGCCGCATAAAACTAGCCAAGCAATGCAGCTGGCAGTATTGGTGCAAATACATACTCAAGTTACCTGAAACGACTAATGAAGGCGCCAGTCGGGGATGGATTGTGCACCTCATTTTGGAGTTATTAGCTCACAAAAAACGCAAGAAGCGTTTGGCCGCAGTGCGGAAGGCGGGCTCCATTCTACAAGACGCCCCTTTAAAAAGATTGGCTTTGTACCATGCCGCGCGCTTGGCTGTTGATGATGAGGAGAATGTCGCTTTCATCGACACAATGATTCTTAATGGGCTCAATTATGACTTCAATGGAGACGCCCAGCAAAAACCGAAGAAAATCTTTAATGAGTACAAATTTGACATAACTCTAGACACGGAAGATTCTCAATGCAGGGTACTGGGTTTTATTGACAAATTATTTATTTATAAAGACGGCTCGGCCCTCATCCGCGACTTCAAGACGAGCAAACAGGTTTTCAAGGGAGGGGATATCACAGATAATCTTCAAAACCTTATCTATTCCCTTGCGACCAAGGAACTATACCCTGAGGTCAAAAAGGTTAATTGTGAATTTTTATTTCTTAAATTTCCTCTTCATTCCGATCTTTTAGGAAGTCCAGGCAAAGGAGCCCTTCGGCTCGAGGAAGTAAGTGACGAGGAACTTGAGGGGTTCAAATATCAGCTGGACGCCACTCAAAAATATTTAGATAACTTTAGCGACGTCACCGCCTTAAGCAACATGGCCGCGGTTAAAGGTTATCCCAAAGATGGTACCTTTGGAGGACCTTTGGTCTGTGGGCGCGAAGGCTTTAAGCAAAGCCGTGGGGAACTCGTGCTAGACGCCCAAGGTAATAAAATACCTAATTATATTTGCCCCTATCGCCAAGCAAGAGACTATTATGTCTTACTTGATAAAAACGGCAAAATACTTAAAAGCACCTTTGCGGAAACCCCCGAAGAACTCGTGGCAGATGATGCGGCGGGCGAGAAAATAGAGTGTCGTAATTATAACGGCTGCCCCCACTGGAATAAGGAGACAAAAGATGAGTTCGACTTCTAATGCCGCAGGAATTTTAATTCAGCATAAAAATAAGTTTCTATTATGTAAACGTGCTGTTTTTGGGCTGCCCCTTGATGGGTTATGGTGCATTCCCGCAGGAACCCAAGAAGAAGGAGAAGACACTTCCCACACTGCGCTCAGGGAATTATATGAAGAGACCGAAATTTCATTACTTCCTACCGATTTAGGGGATTTTTTAACGTGTGAAGAGCGCTCCGACAGGAGGGGGAAGTTTTTTTTGTACCATTACTGTTCCCCTGTCCTCCTGCATCCTACCCTTAATTTTGAACATGAGGGCTACGCTTACTTCACCCCTTCGGAACTTCCCGTTGCTATGTTGTCGTCTACGCGCGACACCATACTTTCCTTGACAACAGGCCAAAATTAGAGTATTATAGAAAAATGACGTTCCCCTTTTTTAAGTCGCATTATAGCATTGGCAAGTCTATCCTGACTCTGGCGGATGCGAAAGGAAATTCGCAAGGCTCTGATAGTGTTTTTGAAATCGCACAAGAAGAAGGGTTAAAAGAATTATTTTTAGTAGAAGATTCCTTAATTGGATTCCTGGAGGCACTACGCGGTTGCGAAAAGCACGACCTTAATTTGCGCTTTGGATTGCGACTTACTATATGCGATTCGCTTGACGAAGAGCAAGTTCAATGCGAGCACAAAGTAATAGTTTTTGCCAAAAATGCGGGAGGCTGCCAGGCCTTAAATAAAATTTATAGTTTCGCCTTTACGCAAGGTAACGGGAGAATCGACTGCGCAAATCTAAAAAAGCTATGGTCCGCAGGGGACGTGAGTCTCGTAATTCCCTTTTATGATTCTTTTATATTTCAGAATTTATTTTATTTCGCTGGGTGCGTGCCTGATTTTTCGTTCACCAAGCTTACTTTCTGTATTGAAAATAATAATCTGCCGTTTGAGGGGTTGTTGACGAGAAAGATTGTTGAATATATAGAAAAAACAGGAGGGGCGCCTACTTTGCGAGCAAAGAGTATTTACTATAAAAACCGAGAAGACTTTGAAGCCTTTCAGACTTATAAGTGCATCTGTCGGCGTCAATTTTCTCGTAAAGCTTCGTTGGGAAATCCTAATTTAGAGCATTGTGGCTCACGAGAATTTTCGGTAGAAGCGTGGCGCGGTGAAAAGGAGGGATCATGAAGGAGTCTCTTCTTAGATTTGCGCATGCGCAACCTTATATTTTGTTTGACTTCGAAACGTGCTCCCTTAACCTGGGCTCATTGGAAAACAAGCCCTGGCAATTAAGCTTTCTCATAGCTCAGGGCAAAAAGATTATCACTAAGCAGAATTATTATTTAAATTGGGAGCATTTGCCAATTTCGGCTGAAGCGCGAAAGATAACTCGGTTTAATGAAAAAAAGTATCGTAAGGCTGCGGTTGAGCCGCTAGAGGCTCTACAAAAATTTGAGGAATTCATCTATAACCCCAAGTACAAAATAGTGGGCCATAATATATTAGGCTTTGACGTATATATTCACGGAATTTTACGGTCTCTATGCGGGAAAGGGTCAGACTATTCCTATATGGAAAGATGCATCGACACCAATTGTCTTGCAAGGGGAATCAAAAACCAAATCAAGCTGCAGACAGGGGAAGATTTCTTGGGGTGGCAATATAAACTTTTACATCACCGCAAGAGAGGGGTCAAAACTAACCTTAAGCAACTGCTTAAAGATTACAGCATAGAATTTGAGGAGAAAAAATTGCATGACGCCCTTTACGACATAGAAGTTAATTTTAAGGTTTTTCAAAAGCAATTGTGGGATATCGAGGTATGAGCGACTTCACAAAATCCTTTTCTTCTTATGAGGGGTGCGTCCCTCCTGGGGTCTTATTGCCGCAAATCCAGATAGATTCCAAGTATTATAAAGAAGTAATGACCGAGGGCGTAGTTGAGGAAATTTCGAATTTCGAATTCTTGCGGCGCATGTGCATCAAGGGTTTGCGAGAACTAGGAATAGATAAGCTGAAAAATAAAAAGGTTTATTATGAGCGGGCAAAAGAAGAGCTGTCTATTTTGAAGGAGCTGGGATTTGTTGATTATATTTTATTAAATTGGGATATTTTAAATTTTTGTCATGAAAATGATATCCCCACAGGACCAGGTCGCGGGTCCGCGGCAGGGTCTTTGGTTTTATTTCTTTTGGGGGTTACTAAAATTGATCCCGTAAAATATGAGTTGTTTTTTGAGCGCTTTGTGTCGCAGAGTCGGGCGCGCCAAATAGAGCATAAGGGAGTTACTTACTTAGATGGAAGTCTTTTGGCCGATGTAGACAATGACATTGCCTATGAGCACAGGCAGCGAGTGGTGCAATATATTGAAAGTCGTTATCCTAATAGGACGGCAAAGATTTTAACCCTCAACACTCTAAGCGGAAAACTTTGTATTAAAGAATGTGGAAAGCTGGTAGGCGACTTAAGCGAACAAGACGTAAATGTAGTAAGTGATTATATCCCGAAGGTTTTTGGAAAGGTCATGAGGCTAGAAGAGGCCGTTGAGGAAAGTGAAAAATTTGGAGAGTGGGCCATAGCAAACAAAAAAGTTTTTAAGGTGGCTCTCAAACTACAAGGCCTCAATAAGAATACAGGAATACATCCGTCGGGCATAGCTATTTCACATCAGGAGTTAAGCAGCGTGTGCCCTCTACATAAAAATGCCGAAGGGGCTCTGGTAACGGCATACGATATGAATTGGGTGGCGGAATTGATGGTAAAATTTGACATTTTGGGGCTTCGAACACTGAGCGTGGTTTATAATACGTGCCATCAGGTAGGCATTAATCCTGAATCGATTAAGCTTGACGACGGGGAGCTTTATGAGCATTTAAATAATTTAAAGTTGCCCCACGGCCTTTTTCAGATCGAGGCCGAAACCGACAAAAAGGTATGCCAGAAAATCAATCCCCGTAATTTGGAGGAACTAAGTGCGGTGGTCGCGATTGCACGCCCAGGCGCATTAGATTTTTTACCCAATTACGCCGAATATCGGCGAACAGGAGAGTTCCAAAGTGTGCATGCCTTTTTTGACGACATCCTTTCTTATACGGCAGGCATCCCCCTCTATCAAGAGCAATTAATGAGAATGGCGGTAAAGGTAGGATTCACTCTGGATGAAGCCGAACAATTAAGGCGCATAGTAGGCAAGAAAAAGGTGGACCAAATGCCTGAATGGAAAAATAAAATTCATGAAAAAATTCTTGAAAAGAATCTGCCTAGTGAAGTGGCGGATGTCCTATGGAAGGTTGCGGAAGATAGCGCAAATTATTCTTTTAATAAAAGCCATTCTATCGCGTATGCAACCTTAGCTGCGTGGACAACATATCTTAAATTCAACCATCCCCAGGAATTTTTCTTGAGCTTATTAAGGATGACGCAGTTTGAACCTAGCCCTCAGGAAGAAATATCGGCCATCGCCAAGGAAATACCTTTTTTCGGCATGAGGTTGTTGGCTCCTGATATTGTGAAATCAGGGATGGATTTCGCTTGTGAGGGTGAAAATATTCGATATGGTTTGAATAGTATCAAGGGGATCAGCGATAAATCCTTAGAGGCTTTAAATACGTTTCGCGCCGCCGAAGTGCAAAATAAATACGATATCTTTTTGACGGCCAAAAGTTGTGGTTTAAATATAGGCATCCTTTCGGCGCTTATTCAAGCTGGCGCTTTATCTAGTTATAAAACCAATCGTTGTCGTTTAGTATTGGAAGCTCAGGCTTTTAATATTCTAACAGATAGAGAAAAAAGAAATTTTATGGAGTTGGGCCCTAAATATAACTGGGATATTTTACAAAGCATCGTGGATGTTGTGAAAAGCGATGCCCTTGGGGATGATGGGAAAACTTTAATGAAAAAATCTCGCTTTGATACATTCAAAAAGAAATATGACAAATATAAGGCGATTTATAATAAAAATAAAAAGCATGAGAAATTTGCTAATTGGTATTTTGAAACCCAGCTTTTAGGTTATAGTTATAGCGAAAATTTACGAGAAGTGTTTCGGACGTCCCCCAATGAACTAAAGGATGCTGTCCATTTTGATGAGATGAAAAAAAAGGAGTCCGCTAAATTTGTGGGTGTCGTTGAGGACTGCTTTAAAAGAAAGAGTCGTAATAACAATGATTACATGCGGCTCGTGATTTCAGACGAGAAAGGATTTATTCCTTGCTTAATGGCTAATGGAGCTATGCGTACGCAGCACGGTTGGCGGCAAAGCAAAAAACTGGATGATTTTATTGCTCAGAATGGCGGGATTGCAGAAAAGGGGAATATCGCCGTAGTGGTGGGGCAAAAAGGGGAGGATATTTTATTTGCCGATCGTATTTCCATCATGGATCAAGCAATATACATGAAACTCAGCGAATTAAAGTAGTGTAAATAATATCATCATAAATGACATCAAATTTAAAACCTAATTTTACCCCTCGCGCCCAACAAGCGCTGCAACTCTCTAAAGATATCGCATTTTCAATAGGGGACCCCAAGGCGGGGGCAGAGCATCTTTTTATAGCTCTTTTTTCTCAAGGAGGAGGCGCCTTGCATGAAATACTCTCCAGTTATGATATTGACAATGAGGCCCTGAGAGAAAAAGTGTTATCCATCACTCCTCCTATTAAAAAACTAGACGATCGCATTACGCCTAAATTTGCCTCTGAAATTAATTTAATTATTGAATTTGCTCAACGCGTTTCGCAGGAATTTGATCATAATTATATCGGCACGGAACATTTATTTGTAGGGGTGGCCGAGCTAAATAAAGGAAGTATTAAGGAGACGTTGAAGGGTTTAAATATCTCAGTAAAGGAAATCTGCTCTAAAATTAAACTTTATTTTGTAGACTCGACAGCGTTTCATGACATTCAGGAGGCCTCTTATGTGGCTCCCCCTAAGCCTTCGAGGACCTTAGAAAACTTAGAGCAATTTGCCGTGAATTATAATAACTTGGCATTGGAGGGCAAATTTAACAAGCTCATTGCCCAGGATGAGCGGATTGTTCAACTCGCCGAAATTTTATGCCGCAAAAACAAAAACAATGCTTTGCTCCTCGGAGAGCCTGGAGTGGGGAAAACCGCATTAGTAGAAGGCCTTGCTCAGAAAATCAGTGATGGATCAGCCCCCGATTTTTTGCTTCCTAATGTTATTTATGGCCTAGATCTAGCTTCAATGGTGGCAGGGACCAAGTATCGTGGGCAATTCGAAGAAAGACTTAAAAATGTACTTAAAGAAGTTCAAGGTAATCCTAATATAATTTTATTTATCGATGAGCTTCACACATTAGTGGGAGCAGGAAGCGCAGAAGGAAGCATGGATGCCGCCAATATCCTAAAGCCTGCGCTGGCCCGTGGAGAGATTAAATGCATTGGCGCCATCACCTTTAAAGACTATAAAAAAAACGTGGAGAAAGATGCGGCGCTAGCGCGCCGCTTTCAAACGTTAGATATTGAGCCTCCGAGCCCCGCCGAGTGCGTGAAAATACTTGAAGGCGTAGCCGAGGACTACGAAGAATTTCATGGAGTTGAATATCCTCCTTCCGTCTTAAAAGAGGCTGTAGATTTATCAATTAAATATATTAATGATAAAAATCTCCCTGACAAGGCTCTTGATTTAATTGATCAGGCGGGAGCAAAATGCAAAGTTCAGCACACGCACCGCCCCGATCGAGCCAAAGAGTTAGAAAAAGAACTGTATTTACTCACCGAAGAGCCCGAGTCCCTGGAGGCGATGTCCCTAACGGCTACCACGGAAGACCTCCTAGAGGAATATAAAACTATTATGGATGCGTGGGGCGACGAGATGGAAAAACAAGAGCTAATTGTAACTTCCGCTTATTTACACAAAATTATTTCCGAAAAATTGGGCGTTCCTCTTGGAAAAATTACTGCCTCCACTAAAGATAAAATATTTAATCTCAAAAAGGTTTTAGCGCGGAAAGTAGTAGGCCAAGACCACGCTGTTAAACCTTTGGTCAATACAATTTTACGTAATCATGCGGGTCTGAGTGATCCCAATCGTCCTTTAGGTTCATTTTTCTTTTTGGGGCCGACGGGGGTTGGAAAAACCTATTTGGCTAAAATATTGGCCGAAGAACTATTTGGAAAGCCCGAAAATTTTATCCACCTAGACATGTCGGAATATTCCGAAAAAACTAACGCCACTCGCTTGATTGGGGCTGCTCCAGGATATATAGGGCACGAAGAGGGGGGGCAACTTACCGAAAAAATTCGGCAGAAGCCTTATTCGGTAGTATTGTTTGATGAACTTGAAAAGGCGCATCCTGACGTCATACTTCTATTGCTTCAGATTCTTGAGGAAGGGAGGCTAACCGATAGTTTTGGCAAACAAGCTAGTTTCAGGAATTGTATTATAATTGCAACGGGAAATTTTGGTTCCGATCTTTTAACCAAAAGGGGCATTTCTTTCGGGGAAGCGGTGGATCCCAAGTTGAACAAAATAGAATTAATTAAAGAAGCTAAAAAATTCTTTAAGCCTGAGTTTATAGGGCGTCTAGATGAGATTACCCTTTTTAATGAGCTCTCCATAGAAGAACTAACTCAAGTATGCGCCCTCAATATCACTACTTTACGCCAGACACTTCGCGCCAAGGGAATTGTCCTGCGTGTTTCTACAAAGGCCATTAATTATTTAGCGCACAAAGCGTTCGAAGAAAATGCGGGGTGTCGCCCCCTGCGTCGTTTGATTCAAGATCACATTGAAACCCCTGTGGCCACTAAGATCTTAGATGGCGCAGAGATTTCGCGCATTTCAGTGGGCTGCAAAGACAATAAACTCTATATTAAATAAAAATGCTCACACTGGCATTGGCCGCACTAAGCCTGGCGGCCTCCTTTTGGCTCTGGAACTCCTGGCGCAATATTAAAAAATTAAGATGGCGCTACAAGAAGCTTTATAGCCAGAAAAAACAAAGCGAAGTGCGCCTGGGGCAAATCACCGAGCAGCTAGTTCCTTTTTTAAATCAATTCCCCTATGATCCTACACGCGCTCAATTTCTGGGGCAGCCTATCGACTACATCATATTTCAGGATAATAAAATAATTTTCGTAGAAGTAAAAAGCGGCAATAGCAGACTTAGCAAAAAACAAAAATTAATTAAATCAAATATCGAAGACGGCAATGTAGAGTTTCATGAAATAAGAATAAAATAAGTCTAGATTTTTTGGGCCACAATACTATAATATAATTCAAACAACAATCATTCCTTTTAGTAGGAATACAAAATGAAAAATATTAAAATGAAAAACAAAGTCTATACTATAGATTGTGGTAAAAATAGTGCCACTATCTACGACGGCGCACTAGTTAAAACCGTTTCCCGTGAAGAGCTTTTGTCTCTTCCGAGCTCGCTAGAGGGCGGCTCTACATTAATTGGAGAATACTCTCATTTCGGCTGTCCTCGCAGAGAGCTCTCTTTGTCCCAACCATTTACCGAGCAAGAGCTATTGGTGTGGTATAGGGACCTTAAGAAAAATAATGTGCAGCTAAAGCTTTTTCCGCAGCAGTCTACGCCAAGAGCCTGCGTTTATACTTTTGGCTATGAAGTTGACGAAAAGGGAAATAGAAAAATAAAAAAATCTGACGAAACCGATCCTATTGCAATCTTTAACTTGGTGAGGGATTTTCCCAATACGTCGCTAATGAATCCTCCTCGCTCTTTCGCGGAAGACAAACTCAGGGAAGAAGGTAATTTTTGGAAATCCCAGACTAATGCAATTTTAAATGAGGCGCGCACGAGTTATCAGAACAAAGGCTTTGAGGATGCGAATACCGCTTGGCTCAATGAAAATCTTGATGTTATTGCAGCTCAATTATCGCCAACAACCAAGTCTGTTTTTGGCCTCGATAAAGTTTATAAAGTAGGCAAGCTCAAGGGGGAGCTTAAACGCACCCAGATGAGGGTGCCCCAACTCTATAGTGTCCTGTCTTTAATGCGCACCCATCAGGGCGAACTAAGAAAAAGAGAATTGACAAGTGCGCTTCCAGGCTGGAAGTTTATAAAGCGATATGTTTTATGCATGTCTCCCTGTCACTTCAAGGGGGGCGTAGGAAGAAGCAACCTCTATTGGCATGGTTTGCGATTTTGGGTTATCGCAAGGGCTAAAGAAAACGACCAGTTAAATCTTAAAGGAAAAAATAGGGGAGAGTTTTCCAAGGAAGAAGATGCCGCTTATTTAAAATATCGAGCGCAATACTGCGCAGCAATTAAAGAATTGTTTGTAACATTTAAAATAATGCTTGAAAAATGAGCGGGGTTCATGAAGTCACTCCATAACCTGGAGTTCAGATTCTCATCCCGTGCGCTGTCGGAGTTCATCCAGTCATCCTATTAAGTTAGAGTTCACCAGCTTATTCCGAAGCGTAAATAACCTTAAAAGCGCCGTCGGGGTTCACTATATTATTCCCTTGAGTGGGAGTTCAAACTATCACCCCGAGGCGCAAAACCTTTCAGCTTGACTTTTTTTGTTTTTTATGCTAAAGTTGTAGCATAATGAAAAATCTATTACATAAAACCAAAACTTATTTGGTTGGCCACATGCAGTATCTGGAAGGGCGCGATTGGCGTGGCGAAGTGGCAGATAAACTTGGGGCATTAGGTATTACATGTTTTAATCCATACAATAAGCCGTTCATTAAAGACGTGGAAGAAGATGAATCCACTCGCGAAGAGATGGAGGTTTGGATGAAGACCAAACAATATGATCGGGTCACTGAAAGAATGAAGTGCGTAAGATCGTATGATTTAAATTTAGTAGACCGCTCTGATTTTATTATTGCCCACCTAGTTCCAGATGTGGCAAGCTGGGGAAGCGCAGAAGAAATTGTTACGGCCGTACGCATGAAGAAGCCTATTTTTGTGAGCATGGAGGGAGGAAAGTGCAAAACGCCGCTGTGGATGCTGGGCATGTTTCCTCATAAATATATTTATAATTCTCTCGAAGAAATTGTGGAAATGCTTTATGCTATTGACAATGGGAGTAAAGAAATAGATTCGGATCGCTGGCGACTGTTGAGAAGAGAATTTAGGTAATGAGAGAACTTAAATATTCTGACATTATATTGTTGCCCCAATACTCCACGCTCAGGAGTCGCTCTAAGGCATGTACCGCTGTCCATCTTGGATCCAACATAGATTCCTTTGTGTCCCCCATTATTCCTGCAAATATGCGGGCCGTAATCGATGAGGATCGAGCATTTTCATTGAGCGAAGATTATTATTTTTATACAATGCATCGCTTTGGCGTGGATCCTATTGAGTTTTGCAAGCGAGCGCGGAACTGGAAAACCATTTCCATTAGTATAGGTGTCAAGCCACGGGACAAAGTTTATATTACAGCCCTGGCTCAAAGAGACTTAAGGGTCGATTACATTACAATTGATATTGCGCATGGCCACTCTAGCGCCATGAAAGAAATGATTAAGCTTATAAAAAAACACTTGCCCGACACTTTTGTTATTGCGGGTAATGTGGCTACCCCAGAGGCAGTTAAGGCTCTGGCGGAGTGGGGCGCAGATTGCGCAAAAGTAGGGATCGGACAAGGTTATGTTTGCACGACTAAAGACAAAACAGGGTTTACTCGCCCAATGTTTTCGTGTGTTGAGGACTGCGCACGAAACAAATCCATCCCCATTATTGCTGATGGAGGAATTAGATGCAATGGAGATATAACGAAGGCTTTAGTGGCAGGGGCAGATATGGTGATGGCGGGTTCTATATTTAGTCAATGTGTGGATAGCCCCGCGGTGTCTACAGTGGTAGACGGCAGGATTTATAAACAATATTTTGGCTCAGCCAGCGAACATAACAAGAAAGAGAAAAAACATATTGAAGGCATGATGAAAGAAGTCCCATCTAATAATATGACCTATCAAGAAAAGCTCGGTGAAATAAAGGAAGATTTGCAATCTGCTATTTCCTATGCGGGAGGTAAAGACCTTACGTGCTTTAAAAATGTAAAATATTTAGAAATTTAAATTTTTAACTTTATTATCTAACATGACCGATCAAGAATTAAAAAACGCTTTAGTCACAGAGCTCCTTAACACGATGCCTCTATATAAGATATTAGATTTAGCTAGGGGATTTGCCGACGTTTTGGCAGATCAACAGCTGACAGACATTACCGAGGAGCAGCGCGAAGCTCTGGTGGCCAATTTTAGCCCACCGCCTTCCGAGGACTCAGAAGAAGTCGCGCCGAAAAAGGCCTCCAAGAAAAAGAAGGTTGCGGCCAAGTAATTAATATAGTGTATCATAAGGGGGGGTGTAAGGATTCGACTTGTTGAATAAGTTTTTCGCTGCAAGTAGGAGTGGGGCTGGCTCCTTAATAAGCCCATTGTTACAAGTGCAAAAAATAAACTTGTGTGCGATTTAGTTAATCGCTTTGCGTCTTTCAAGGCGAAGGCTCGTCCGAGCTTCGTCAGGAAGACCAAGGCTGAGAAGCTTGTCGCTGTCGCAGCTTAGGCTGCCCCTTTCCCTTTTAGACGCAGATATAAATTGGAAAGGACGCTATCTGCACACCAGAAAAATTTTCTTTATTTGATAAACTGGCACAATAATTTAAATAAAGCGTTAGGCTTGTGATAACGAAAAAAAACAAGCTAAACTTGTGAACGAAGCGGCTAATAAATTCAGGCAAGGACGCGGGTTCGACTCCCGCCACCTCCACCATTTATTTTATATTGGTTAATTTTAAACAAAGCCCGTGCCATGGCAATGGCTTAATTGCTGAAGAAAACATTGAGGCAGACACCTTTGTGTGGAACACGCATCTTACATTCCCCGAGATTAAAGGGTTATGGATAAATATTACCCCCAATTGCCTTTACAATCATTCAAAAAAATACGAAAATTGCAAAATCGTGACGAGCGGCGACGTCAAAAGCCTCTATACAATTAAAAAAATAAAAGCAGGAGAAGAGCTTTTTATAGATTATACCAAGGACAGGGAGCTCGAGCAACCCGAAGAGCAGTGGGAGAAATAATTACGCTTGACTTTTAAAGCGGATTAATGTATTATATAACTCATGTTCGAGGTCACATTATATATCACTTTAACTCTATATTATTATTTTTTTGTCCTTAAGCCCTCATGATTTCGTTGGTTTCCAATAAAGAATTAGGATTTTCTTTCGGGTTCAATCAAGACTCTGAGGAGGTTATTGAGGCATTGCGTGAGTTATATATCCAGAAATACGGAAAAGAAGCTTATGCACAGGCGCGCGTCATCCTAGTGTCGGCAGACAAATTTTTTCACACTATTAAAAATGTTTATAACCTTCCTTCTCTTTATGAATTTACGGAAGACCTACAATCATATTTAGAACAATACCTAGACATATAAAAATGAGACAACAATACATTCAAGGAATATACGGCGAAATCGCTGGAAAATTAGATCAAAAACTAATGGACCTCGAGAATCTTTTGACTAATTCGGTGGGCATTGGAGAACACGGCAGTATATCGGACGAAATTAAAAAGCATCTAGAGGAAGTAGATAAGCTTAAGTCCCTTAAGCAAACCATTGAGGAGCTTTTTACTCAAAATAATTCCGCTGCTCCCGTGGGCGAAGACGTTGCAGCTGGTCCAGAATAGCATGAAGGGTAGAGGAGTCTATTCGTGCAACAGTTATGCTAGCTCGCTTGGGGCGTACCGAGATGTCCCGTTCTGTAAAGGGGTCAACAATATCCGCCACATAGTCAAAGGCTCCATATTTTTTTAGCCAGCGCCAGTAGATGTCGCGCATATTCCTCTCGCACTCAATCACCACATTTTTTTTAATAAAACAATTGGTATAAAGAGTGAGGTCCCGAAAACAAGCTATCGAACTAGGCGGCTCACTTAGGCTGGCATCAATTATTATAGGCATCATTATAATTTACACCAGATGAATGGAATAATATATGCAGCAACCAACACCAATAGATGGTTTGCGCCTGTCAATAAAGAATCTAAAGGCATTGATGTAGCATTCTCAATATATGCAGCGCGCTCAGCAAGGTCTGTCAAGAAGGTGGTGCCCAATATACATATCACCCTTTTTGCAGATAAAATAAATCAGGAAGTTATTGAGCGTGAAAACATGGAGAAGGTATTTGATGACATAATTTTTCATAAATATCCCAAAATAAAGAAGGGCGAGAACTTTCAGTTTGAAAGCAAGCTCTATGCGATGCTGAACAGCCCTTATGAAAAAACTATATTTTTAGATGCAGATACCATAGTTTTAAACAACAGAATAAATGAATTTTACGACGCCCTAGAGTGGCATGATATTGCGGCTCCCCTTCACGCGAGGGGCCATACTATCTGCCCAGCGAGCTTTAGACACCTCGCTGCTTTGGGTAATTTTGAGAAAGTTGCGGGGATAGACCACATACCACCCTCTTTCCTTGAATTATCCAGTGCCGCCCTAGGTTTTAATAAAAACTCAAAGACTCGTAAAATGCTTGAGCTGGCATATGAGATGTATATGACAGATCCTCTTAAGTGGAAACCGCTCCTCCGCCAGCCCCCTGTTTCTAAAAAATATTGGTCAGACATGTATACCTTATGGCATGCCCAATGGGAAGCGAAAGTTACTCGTTTTGTTCTTCCTCGTGAATTTCTTCTGGTGGGAAATAATCTTGCCCCCCTTTATCCTAATTCAACCCAGCGTTTTTATGCCGATACAATTATTCATCACGGAAGAAATACCTATGAAGATCTAACGGAGATGGGGAGCGTATCATTTTGGAAAACCCAATTTAATGATTAGCTATAAAGATCGTTTTTTATTTATACATGTGCCTCGAACAGGCGGCACCTCGATCGAAAATTTTTTACAACGACACACTGCAGCTCTGGACGAGCTTCCTCGTGACGAGGCGCTGGTGGAAGATTTATTGCGCTATCAACACCTTCACGCAGCAAGAGCAGAAAAAATATTTTTAGAAAAAAAAATTTCTTTTGGGGGGTTTTTCAAATTTTCTTTTGTCCGTAATCCCTGGGAGGCTTTGGTTTCTTTCTTTTTTTATGACCAGTATACTCTTTTAAATGAAAGCCCAGGAGCCTCTCACACGGTAGTTTTTGCCGATTATGTAAGAGAGAATATACCACCCAAGGAATCTTTTTCTTCAACCCCCAAGAAGAGCGATGTCCTCTTTGGCCTTATGGGCGAACTGTCGATGGGAGTGAAGTGTCATCGTTTTAGCCCAAGTTTTTGGTTATGCGACGATGACGACAATATGTTAATGGATTTTGTAGGGAGATTCGAAAACCTCCAACAAGATTTTGATTTAATATGTGATAGAATAAAAATTCCTCGAGGGGGGCTATCGAGGCTCAGGGCGTGCGGCGACACAGACAGCTGTCCATGGCATAAAGAGAGGGGCATCCATATTCCCCCTTACGGTCTTTATACTGAATATTATAACGATGAAAGCCTACAGTTGGCCAACGATCTTTTTCAAAAAGATGCTGATTACTTTGGGTATAAATTTGGAGAATGAGAAGGGGTCGCCTCATAACGCGGAATGTTTGTTTCTTATAAATATAAATTTATTTTCTGGAGGCCTCAAAAGGTGGGAGGCACTAGCGTTCAACACGCATTAAATCAAATACCCGCAGGAGATCAAGACCTTATGACTCTTCTTTCTCTCAAAGAGCCAATGAAGGCTTTATTTACTCGCCCAATGTTTTCGGGTGTTGAGAACTGTGCGCATCGACCCTGGGTCGCGGGAAGCAATGAAGGGCTGGAGGGACATGGGCACGCAAAACCTTTGAAGATTTTTAAGGAGTTAAAGTTCTCCCCCGCAGAGTGGGATTCTTTTTATAAGTTTACTATTATTAGAAACCCTTGGGACCTCTGTGTTTCCCTTTATTGGTTTCGCGAAGCAACCCATCGGGCGGGAGTAGGGGTGGCTCCCCTCCCTCAGCCTAAAAACCCTATTTATATTGAAAGATTCAAGAGGTGGGCGTTTCAACATTATAAAGATAAACATAGTGATAACTATTTTTATCCCGATTCTCTTCAGCCTATTGCTGATTATTATATACGTTTTGAAACCCTTCGGGAGGATTATGCTTATGTTTGCAATCATTTACAAATCCCTGTAATTCCGTTGCCCCACCTAAAGGGCCAGTTTAGAAAAAGCAAGTTACCGTATTGGGAATATTATAATAAAGAACTGGAGGAGATGGTGCGCGAGCAGTTCTCGAGAGAAATTAAAGTATTCGGATATAAGTTTGGAGAGTAAAAGCGATGAGATACCCATTAAAAAAAATAAAGGATGCCGCTATCTGTGCGGAAATTGGGGTGTGGAAAGGGAATTTTTCCCATAAAATACTTCGGAGAGACCCGAAGGAACTGCACTTGATTGACCCTTGGGCGCATCAGGACTATAAAAAAAGATGGTATTCTATTGAACAAGAAAAAATGGATAAAATCCACTTAGGCGTTCAAGAAAGATTTAAAAATTGCCCAAACGTAAAAATTCATCGAAAATTCTCGACTGAAGTTAAGTTCCCTAAAAATTATTTTGACTGGGTTTATGTTGACGGAAACCATTCTTATGAATTTGTTTTAAAAGATTTAAATTATTATTTTCCCTTAATTAAGAAAGGCGGGTATTTGTGTGGAGATGATTACGGCTGGCGAGATGCTGATTGCCCTAAAGGCCCCAAGGTGGCCGTAGATGAATTCGCGCTAAAAAATAATTTAAAGCTAAAAATTAGCGGAAATCAATTTGTAATTCCCATAACGTGATACCCCACAATGCGCTTGAAAAAAAAGTTCTTGACTTCTAAGTTTATTTTTAGTATACTATACGTCTAATGAATCAAAAATCGGCCAAGCGCCTTAGAAAGCTCATAAATCCGCAAGATGCAACATCTCGCAGGGCTTATCGCAGATTAAAAAAAACCTACACAGGAATTAAAAATACCAAGGCTAAAGAAGATTTTTTATTTATGGTAGAAAACTTACAAAATTCATCTAATATTAACTAATACATTATGAGCGAAGAAGCAAATACTGAAAGCAAGTGGAGGTCCAGAGAGCTGGGCGCCCTTTGGAAACGACAAGGACGCAACCAAAACTATCTCACGGGTACGATTCGTGTGGGAGAGTTTGGGGTGGAGAAAGAAGTAAAGGTGGTCATCTTTACCAACAAGAATAAGTCCAAGAATGAACGCGCCCCCGATTTTATTGTTTATGAGTCGGAGCCCCCCGAAGCCAAAGAAGATCAAGAGGTGGCAGCATCCGCCGCGCCTGTGGTGGATACAGAGGGCGTTAATGATGAAGAGGTCCCCGAGTTACTGGTGTAAATCATTATGAACTTGGAGTACGCCTTAATTACGTCGGCCTCCCTCCCTACTCAAGTTAAAGAGAGTGCGAATTATGTTTCGCTGGACAAGGCGCAGTGGTTCGACTTAGTAGATTATAGTGAGGATCTTGTCAATGAAGATTCCAATCAACAGGTTTTATTGCTGATTTGCGCTCGAGGAACTCCCGAGCAGGAAGAGGCGGATAAGCTGCAGCGAGAACACCTTAAAGAGATGGAAGATGAGACGCACCGAAAGCTTCAAGAAGCGGACGAGCTCAAAAAATCCAGAGAAGAAGAGGTGGCCACCCGAGATAAGCGCCGCGTAGAGTTGCGCAAAAAGTCTAAATCTATATTCAATGCCCTTTACGGAAAGTAATATATCCCTTACTCTCGATCTGGCGGTTTCTTTTGTGGAACAGCACTGTGAACGTAATGAGATAAAGTTCTATAGACGAAAGCCTGCTGTCGAGACCGATGCGCAAGTTATCATTATTGGTACTGACACGGGACGGTATGGAAGTATCGGTTGGTGCACCACAGAAAGGCGAATTAGATGCTTTTGCAGGAACGATGCCAAATATAACTGGGCCAAGCTAGAAGGCTTTCCAGAGGAAAAAATTTACGAAATTTTCGAGAGCGAAATCGTAAAAGAGGTCTCGCTTGAGGAAATGGCATCGCTTTTTACAGGGGACTAATAACATGATAGGGCGCCTTCAGGTTATCAAGAGCACTCTTTCTACCTTTAATTCTCTTGTTATTAACGAAGTAACCTTGAGGCATTTAGAGGTGGATAAAATTTTAGTGAGGTCTCCAGGCTTTGAATTCCCCTTGTGGCCTCGCAATATTATCTTTGAAGAAAATCAGCTGCGCCTCAATGGATTTGTTCTCTATAAGGGGATTATGGGCCAAGTGGAATGTGTAATAACACTTGGTGGCTAATTTTATAATAAATTTTTTTACGGGTGACTGTTGTACGGGGGCGAATTGCGACAGTATAGATATTACGGGCTGCGCTTGCTCAGGAGTGTGCATTCAGTATAAGTGTGGGTGCGCGGGTGACCCACCCACTCTGATGGATATTCCCTGCGCCTTGTTGCTGTACAACGAGTATGAAGATATTGAAACCAAATATGTTAATCTTACCACCGACACAGGCAGTTGCTATTATCAAGCATGTGATGGGGACACCTATACCCCCGATTCCACTCAGATCTGGTATGATCCAGTGGGGGGAAGTTGGTCAGGTTACAATTACCCCCCAGGAATCGATCTTTTTGAGGGTCCTGGGGCTTGCGAAGGGCCTACTGGTAGCTATGAGGGCATAGGCTCGGAGGCTGGTAATAGTTTTACGGTAAAGCTCTGCGTTCTGTGCTCGGGGTGCGGTTGCGTTGATTGGCCATCAGGCGATTACCATAACACAAGTGGGTGTTTAGATTTTCCCGAATGACAATATTACTCTATATTCTTGGGGCCCTGATTAACTGTTGGTTTATCTGTACCTGGTTTTTTACCTCATTGCCCGTCCATTTATTTAAGCCTTTTATAAAAAAAGAAGCGAAAGTTTATTTGTGGGAAGATTGGAGTAGGTGGTTGATGTGGAGGAACGAGTTTCTGGCAGAGCTGTTAGGTTGCCCTTTGTGTTTGGGGTTTTGGGTTGCGCTCCCGATTTCCACCATAATAGCATGGACAAATAATTTAGAAGTTTCCTTTGTATTCGCCTGCTGGTTTAGCCACCCTTTCATTTCGTTTGTGGCCCATAAATTTCTCGAAAAAGAATAAATTCTAACTATTATATAGAAATGGACATAGAAGCTATTTATAATAAATTTATAGGAGGGGAAATTGACGAAGACACCCCTTACGCCGAAGAGCTGCGGGAAATGTTGGTGGCTTTTCAGAATCAGCTTATAGGTCCTGGTTGTGCTGCGTGTCGAAGACGAGCGGTGGAGAAAAATTTTAAACATCGATTCATTGATGTCATGCAAAAATACAAAAACTGAACTTTCTCGGAGAGAGAGGTTTGCCGAGTACTGGATGGATTGCCATTACGAGAGGGCGCTCGGCTTAATTCAAGGACTTTCTTGTAATGAAGTGGTAGACTATGCATATTATATAGCCAAATATTTTGGCCTACAAGATTTAGATTTTTTTAACAAGCTCCTTAATTAACGCTTGACCTTTAGCGCAATTTGTGTAATAATGGGCATGAAGATAAGAAAAATAATGCTGAACCGACTAAACAGGGAGACCAACAAATCCAAGGGCCCCTGGGGCATGAAAAGCTTTAATATTACCTATGTAAAAAAAGGACGAAAACTAGAACGGCATCGATTTGTGAGCGCCCCGAACAAAAGAAGGGCCTTAAAGCAATTTGAAGCGATAATGAACAAGTCCAACATTCAAGTAGAGATTTTATCCGTTAAGGAAGTAAAAGATTTTTAATCATAGATTATGAAAACTAAAACTAAAGTAATTCTAGGAGTCGCGATAGCCATTATTATTGGCCTATTCGCATACAACAAGATGAACGCGGAAGAGTTGTCTGGCAACTTTTCTCTCGGCTATAATTCCGAATTAAGCTTCAGGGGAGTAGCGGCAGAGACTTCTGCCATTCAAAGCTCTCTAGGCTTAGACGCAAATATTTTTGGTCTAGATATCGGACTTGGAGCTGCAACAAATATTAAGGATGTAGGAAAGAATGAAACGAGACTTTCTGCGCAGACAGGAGTTAAGGTCCTGGACTCTGTTAGTACATCCGTTGGCGTTGTTAAGTATAGCAATAACCATGCTGTTGGGGACGATGCGGAGCTTTTTATTGTTCTTGGAGCTGAGATTATTCTTAGTCCAGGGGTGAAGCTCTTTTATAATCCTAGCGAGGCCCATACTACAGTAGAAGGATCTGTTTCTCAAGTTATTGAGATTACAGACGAAATTTCCGTCGAGGCCGTTGGTAGTGTCGGAAATACCACTATTGGGGGCGACTGGGGTCTTTACTATGGACTAGATGTTAGTGCTGGTTATTCTCTTGGAGATAACACTAAGGCTTATATTGGCATTGACCTGAAGGACTTAAAGGATATTAATATAGAAGCGCCCGAACTTGCATTTGTGGCGGGCGTTACTCGTACTTTTTAACCTCTATTCGCTACATTAACTAGTAAAGGGGCGCTTCGGCGCCCCTTTACATAAATTTTAAAATATTATGAGCCTCTTAACAGCAACAGTTAATCACATTTGCCACAAGGCATTCCCCTATCTTATTATTTCTTTTTTGCTATGGGTCACATTAGGGTTGACACGGTGGGAACCTTATGCTATAATGGGCCTTATAATTTTTATGGATAAATACAATTACAAAATAGGTTATTTTTCCTGCATGATGGAACAGACTTTAAATCAGAACACTATTAAGAATGAAAAAAAGTCAGAGATGGAAGAATAAACTCAAGAGGAAGTTTTTATATGCCAAATATACTCCCACAAAAAAGAAAAAGGAAGAGCGCGTTAAATATGGCTTACGTTAATAAATATGACAAAGGAGGGAAGTGCTCCGTGATGGGGCATGGTGCAGAAGGTACATTCTCGAACCTAGCAGAAGCTCGAGGCTTCAAGGTCGATAAGGCCACTCGTTATGAAAATATGCATGAGCATTGGGATTTTTCGATAGATAGATGGGGTGATGATGATAACGACCTTGTTTATATGCAGGTAGATGTGAAGGCCCGCAAAAAGACCAGCAGAAAAGACACTAATTTTAATGATGAGTGGACATGGCTGGAGTTTAAGAATGTGAGGGGAGACCCTGGCTGGCTCAAAGGCGGTGCCACCCATATCGCATTCGAGAGAGAAAATGATTTTGTGGTCGTTCCTCGTGGAGCTTTAAAAGATTGGGCTGCAGAGGAAATTGAGCGTAGGTGTCATCCTGACGGAGGCTCTCACCCCCATAAACACTGGGCTAAAAACGCTAGGGATGCAAAGTATAAATATTATACTCGCTGGAAAAGAGAAGATCTTCTTACCCAAGTCAAGATGGCGGACATTATAAGCCACGTAAAAGAAGTGCAAATTTGGAAAAAATAATGGAGTTCCCCACAAAGCAAAACAACAAAAGAGTTAATACTAAAGGGTGGGGCCAAGAAACGATTGTGCATAATAATGAAAATTATTGCGTAAAACTTTTAACTCTCCAAAATGGCGGCCAATGCAGTCTCCACTTTCATAAAGAGAAAGAAGAAAGCTTTTTGGTTTTGGAGGGCCATGTGGAAGTTGAGCTTTTTTATGACCTAAAGAGGGAATATGTGGACTTGAGAGCGGGAGAGTCTATTGACATTCCTCCTTTTATGGCGCATCGCTTTAGGGCTATTGAAGATTCCAGATTACTCGAGGCTAGCAATCAGGATCTTGAAGAAGCGGATTTAGTTAGAATAGAGAGCGGCGACACGCAAAAAAACAAAATTCTTCCCATAGATGATGCTGAGTTCATCAAGTGGGAAAAAGACTGCAGGGCTATTATTGGTGACAGATAAAATTCCAGAAGCTGGCCGCGTGACAGGCGCCAAGCCAAGCAATAAAGATCTTTTGATATTTGTATTGATAGCGTTCTTCATATGCCAAGTGATGACCTTTGTTAGGCTTAATAATCAACAAAAAAATTTAGACATTCAAAACGAGGCCCTACTTGAGTTGGCTCATACCACCGAAGCCCTTTTTGAGCTCGCTCGGCTACAGATGGAGCTCTCTAAACTAGATCTAAAAAAAGAAGAGCGGGAGTCAAATAAATACCAAGAGTGGAGGCTCCACGAAATTTAATGGCTCAAGCACGAGAGCTCGATAGGGCTTATTTAAAAATGGCCCACATTTGGGCGCAACTCTCCAAGGCTCGGAGAAAAAAAGTGGGATGCCTTATCGTCAAGGATGGAATGATAATTTCTGATGGATTTAATGGAATGCCCAAGGGATTTGATAATAATTGCGAAAAAGCGGGGAGGGCAGACGCATTAGTGACGAAAAAAGAAGTGCTCCATGCCGAAAGCAATGCTATAACTAAATTAGCGAAGTCAACGCAGTCGAGTGATGGAGCAACAATATATATCACCTGTTCGCCTTGCGTTGATTGTTCTAAATTAATCATACAAGCAGGCATCAGGCGATTGGTTTTTAGGGAAGTATATAAAAACGATCATGGATTAAAACTTCTAGATAAAGCGGGTATACTCACTTCATTAATAAATACCTCATGAAATTAAAAATTAAAAAATTAAGCGATAGGGCCGTGGCCCCTAAATTTGCTAGGGGTGGCGATGCTGGGATGGACTTAATAGCCACATCACTAAAGCAGCGAGCTAATTACCTAGAATACGGCACAGACCTAGCCATGCAAATTGAAAAAGGTTACGCTGGTTTAATTTTTCCTAGGTCAAGTATTTCCCAAACAGGACATAGATTATTAAATTCCGTTGGCGTAATTGATAGTGGCTACCGAGGAGAGATAAAAGTTCGAATGAGCTGGACAACGGACAATACGTATCAAATTGGAGACAAAGTCGCGCAATTAATTATCACAAAGCTTCCGCGGGTCAATATTATTGAAGTAGATAAATTAGATCTCTCGGACCGAGGCGCAGGAGGTTTCGGTAGTACAGGAAAATAAGCTTGACAATAGAACGGAAATATCGTATAGTATAGGCATGTTAAATCTATTACTAAATAAATTCCAAAAGAGGTATCTCCTTGTATATCGCAAGAGAGATGGAGAGACCAAAAGCTATGAAATCGACCGTCCTCGTTTGAGCGATTCAGTTCCAAATAAGCAAGAGGGGCGCAATAACGTAGGGTTTAAGGCTTATTGTTTTGTGCGGGGCGAAGTTAGAAGCTTTCGTCATGACGGAGTAATTTCTATCACCAAGCTATAAGGTAAAAAATGAAAAGGGTTATCGGGTTAATAACGTTATTTTTTTTAGGAGGCTGCGCCTCAAACACAGTAACGCAGAGCAAGTTTCCCTTTTATGGGCTTGAGCAAACTGCGGAGGAAAAGGTTCTCCCTATAAATAATGCTCGCATCACCCAGCAAGAATTAAATTCTCGGACTTCTACAGTTCCTGCAGAAGCCTTTCATACTGGATTATCCATTGTGGATTATCTGCACGCAGTAAATTCCGATAAGATTAAAAGGGTGACTCCGCAAGCCCTTTTGCCCAACCCCTTTACAACCTTTACGCTGGGAAAGGGTGATGATACTTTGGAGATCAGAACCATCCCCGTAAGGTATCAAGCTTATGACCCCAACTTTCCCAAGGTAAGCCCGTTGTTTGATACGCCCGAAGAAGCGCAAGCGTATGCAACGCTTAATAATGGCGATGGATTAGTTGGGCACTCCTATGTGGTAAGAGAGGTTGATTTTAAATATGAAGTGCGCCACAAGAACGGCTCTCGAGACGATCAGTTACATACCACGCATTCCCTCGCAGAGGCTCGTAAATATTTAGAAGAATATGAAATAAACCATGTCCCAGCTCCGTTGTCAGACCATCTTTTTATATATGAACTCAAGCCAACAGGACAAGTGTTGTATTTTTGGCAAGAGCTGGGAGGTTTAAACGAAAGGCCCTACTGATGATTAAAGAAATAAGCGCCGCCCTTATGTTGGGAGCCCTATTCGCTCTTATTGGAGCTTTTCTAGAGCACAGGTTTGACCTCATCTTTAATTTTTTAACAAAGTAACCTTAAATATAATGCTTGAAGTAGTTTTTAGTAGCTTTTGGACGTGGGGAGGCACCTTGATATTGGTGGCGAGCTTTGGCTATTGTCTTTCTCTTCCTTTCTTTTGGCACGCTCGAGGTCTCGAGCAAAAGCGATTACTAGAAAACGAGGAAGAGGCAAGATTTTATCGGTTTCACACCCAACAACCTCCATTAAATTGAGGATTAAATGGTCAACCCTTAATAAGAAAGGCAAACTTAATTATATATTTTTTGTGGCAAACCTATCGCTCGCGTTTATGTTTGCACTCCTCGGAGAAAGCATGTGTATTTTGCACTCACTAGTGGCGTTTTTATGCTATATATCTTTTAGGTATGCCCCTAATTGTCGAAAATGACAAACGAAGAACAGATGGATGCGCTTTATAATGACATTGCGAGGGTCTTAATGAGATTTAAACAGGAATTTGACCTTAAAGGCCCCGATATAGTGTGGGTTCTTGAGTGTTTGGTTCATGACGTTTCCGATGTGTGCTTAGATTTTGAGGCTGACCTCGGAGATGAAGAAGATAAAGAAGATGAGTAGAAAACTTCATGCTTTAGGATTGTGCGGTTCCGCAAGGTGCGGTAAGGACTCTTTTTACTTCATTGCTAAAGAATATTTGTCAAACCTGGGGTATCATCCATACAGAGTGAGCTTTGCTGACGTCCTAAAACAAGATGTTAATGAGTTCTTATTAGAGAAAACAGGAATTAATGCCTTCACCGAAGACGCCGAAGAAAAAGAGTTGATTAGAGATTTCTTGGTAGCATATGGAACCAAATTGATGAGAAGGATAGATGAAAATTACTGGATTTCTAAAGTAGAAGAGGCGATCCACTTCCCATCGAGGCTCAATACCCTTCCAACTAGCATTCCTATTTTTACAGATGTGAGATATTTAAATGAATTAAAATGGGTAAGAGAAGAGAGATCGGGAATTATCGTTCATATTACCCGAACAGGAACGCTTCCCGCTAATGAAGAAGAAAGGAAGAGCGATCCTCTTTTGCACGCCCATTCGGATCTTCACCTAGAGTGGGGAGATTTTAAAAATAAAATCCCGACTACTGAAGATCATCGTCTCGTAGAACAGCTTACAGAGAAATGCCTTCATGATTATGATCGACGCGCAGAACACGCCAAAACCATAGCTTACAACAGGAAAATATAATGAATTGGCTTTATAATTTCTCGGAGTTTCTTTTGGTTAATAGGGTCAAAATAGTCAAGCGAGGAATAGTTGCCTGCCTTGCGTTACTGGGATTCTTGATGTTTAATTATTTAGTATTATGAATAAAGACAGATGGTATACCAGATGCATCCTTCTGCCCCTAGAGCTTATTATATTCGTAGTGTTAATTCCCGTTTTCTTTGTTTTATTATTATCAGGGGTGGCGCTATATTTTTATGATAAAAGAAATAAAGGATTAGATAATTAAAATGAGAATAACTAAAGAATTAAAATACGCCACTTTCGAGTGGGACGAAGGCGCCAAAACTTTTACGGTGACGGATTCTAACAATAACACTATCGAGTTAAATAAAATATACGGCTTTGCGCTAATGAGATTTATTATTAGGATCGCTCAAAAGAATTTCTTAAAAAAGCCATTGCCAAAAGAGGTTTTATGTGATATAATAGAAGAAACTGAAGAAGTATATGAAGACCCACGACAGCAGCGCCTTGATTTTTAATTAATGAAACCAGTCAAACCATTAAAGTCCGTGGTTAATATAGCGCCTAATGCGCTTATTGATCCTCTTGTTAATAAGTGGGTGCTAGAGTGGTGCAAAAAATACCATCCTGAAGCAGTCGAAGAAGCGCAGAAATTTGTCAAAGAATATTTAGCAAAAATGGAGGCAATAGAACGGGTTCGACCTCGTCAAGGAGGAATTTAAAGCAGAGTGGAGCAGAGGCAGCTCGTCAGGCTCATAACCTGAAGGTCGCGGGTTCGATTCCCGCCTCTGCAACCAATTTAATGTGAGAGAAGATCGTTTAATTCAGCAGTCTAAACCCAGGGAGGATTATTTTAACTCCCCCATTTTTATATTAGGCTTGCCGCGCTCGGGAACCTCTATGATTACGGGGGCGATGGAGGTTTGCGGAGTGTGGCTGGGGAGCCTTATAGAGGACTTCTTTGAAAACATATTCTTGCGAGAATGCGTAAACAAACCAATATTATCTTATCTGGGCGTTGATCCTTTAGGGATAAGTAAATTACCCTCGTTGTCCGATGTTCCTGTGGAGATGTTGCCTTGGGTTCTTCAGGGCGCCATTCGAGACCTTATGGCTATAAAGAGCCACAATTTTCGTCGTCACCGCATCAATCATCAGATTGGTACGGGTGAGCTAGCTTCTCTTATGCAAGAAATCATTGATCACGATGGTTATAGACATGATGGGCCGTGGGCATATAAAGAGACTAAATTAACCCTCTTATGGCCTTTGTATAAGCACACTTTTCCGCATGCTAGGTGGGTGATTGTAAGGCGAGACCCTCAAGGCTTTATCGAGTCTTGCCTTCGGGCTCCCTTCATGAACCAACACTCAAAGGATGTTCGTTTCTGGAAGAACGTGGTTAAAGAGTATAATGCGCGTCTGGACGCCTTGAAAAACTCAGGCGCTCGTGTTTTTGAAATATCCTCCGATGAACTTCCAAAAGGAAATTTTAAAGCTTTTAAAGCGCTAGTGGGAGATTTGGGGTTAAGCTACAATGAGAAAGAATTGAAGAAGTTTATAGACCCCACTCTTTGGCATAGTTAATTTGAGCTTGACGAGATAGGAGATTTATAGTATAATAAGAGACAGAAATAATTATGGCAAAAAACAAACAACAATTCACATCGCTGATCGAGCAAAAACCTTCCGCCTTTGAACTCCTGTTCAAGCAAAAGGCTGTGAAGTTCGAGCCTTTTCTGCCGTCGGTCTTACAACAAATAAAGGATTATGAAACTATCCGAAACTCAGATAATTAATTACATCGAATGCTCGCGGGAACTAGCCGAACTTTCTTCCCTCTTATTGCAACAAGTCACGAATGACAAAAAAAGATTAGGAAATAAGATAGAAGCCCAATCGGCCGAGTCTCTTTATTGGCTCTGGCTTTTAATCACAGAATACTTTTCCGAAGAAAAAATTAAAAAACATCTAGATAAACATGAAAAATAAAAGATTTTTTTATTGGTGGGATAAGTGCAAGGCTTTTGTCGGTGGAGGCATCGGCCTTAGGATCTTCAAAAATAAAGCCATAGGACTAGACATAACTTATTCCAAACTTTTTTTTCAATGGGTTCATTTTTCTATAGAGTGGACGCGAAAGCAAGATTACGCAGGATTGTGGATTGAGTTTTCTATATTGGCATTAGATTTTCATTTTAAACTGGGCGATACCCGCCGCTGGGATCATAGAGACGATTGTTGGGAAGAAGAGGCCGTCTTAAAAGAAGAAGAGCAAGCAAAGGCATTTAAATATGAATGGTTTTAGGCTCGGTTTATTTTTAAAAGGCCAAATATAGCAAAAATTTTTTAAAAAGAAAATCACCCGCAGTGGACGATAGACAACAGAGATACGCTTCCTCCCAGAAGGGAAAGGAGGCGCGTAAACGCGCAAATAAAAAATACGACAGCGATAATCTAGCGAAAAGAAGACAACAAAAACGCGATTATATGCGCCGCAGACGAGCACAAGATCCTAATTATTGCAAATGGAAATAAGGCTCGGTTTATTTTGGAGAAGGCAAATAAGCGCGGGAGGCTTAAATTCATTATGAGTAAACCGCGCATTAAAATAGCTACTGTTTTTTATCAAAAACCTCCGCCCAAAGAGTCATTGCCAAGGATTCTGCGCACCACCCCAAGGGAGCAGGAGGAACCAAAATATAAGCCAGAACACGTTTACCGAATGTATGAACAAATTCGGCGCAACACCACGAAGGAGTTTGATTTTTACTGCTTAACAAATACCGATAAAATTTCCCACCCTAATATTAAAACCATTAAATTGGATGATATGTATAAGGGGTGGTTTGCTAAGATGAGATTATTTGACCCTAAGATATTTGCAAGCGGAAGAATATTTTATATAGACCTTGATATGTCTATCCTTAAAAACATAGATGACATTTTAACTTTCAAGGGGGATCTTTGTATGTGCAAAGATGCGCACTATGAAGGAGAATATTGGTCAACTATAATGCTATTTGATGCGCCGAAATTCCATTTTATTTATAAGAATTTTATGATACAGCATGATCGGTCACGGTATTATTTGCGTACTCTCGATAGCGGAGAAGAAGCTGCTCAATTTGGAGACCAAAATTGGATTAATGCGCTGTGCTCCACTAAAACCCCAGTACTTCCGCATACCCGACGTCCTAGCCATCGCAAAACGCAAAAGATAAAAGGGTTTTTGCCGCACGAAGCACACCCCAAAAAACATTTAATCGTAGATTTGCCATCGCAATGGTTTCCCCCTGCTAAAAAGTGGATAAATGACCATTGGGAATTAGTTAATCTTGATGATCTTGCGCCAGAAGCTAAAATTCTAGTTTATCACGGTGATCCTGCTCCGTGGGAAAGGGAAAAATATAAATGAAAATTGTAATTTGCGGATTTTCCCGATCAGGAAGCACATTGTTCTTGCAAATGCTCAACACCTCGGTTTCAAACTTTAAGGTAAGGGAGTTTGAGGGGAGCTATAAAAATACCCCTGAAGACAATGTTATCACCAAAAGACCTAATGACATTGAATTTTTGCCCGAAATGTTAAATGATCCAAATATTCAACCTATAATTATTGTGCGTGACCCAAGGGCAATTTTAACATCATTTCACGCAAGCGTTCCCTATAATTATTTTTGTAGCTATCATAAGATTTATTTTGTTCCCCCAAACGGATCACCTCCTTATCAGATCTCCACATATAGCCTTTCCTATGTCTATAACATCATAAATAAATATAAAGATGATAAACGAATTATCCTCATACGATACGAAGACTTAATAGAAGACCCTCCTAGAATCCAAGAGTTTTTAGGGGACAAATTAGGTTTAGAATATAAAGATGATTTCGCAAATTTCCACAAGCATAATTTAAAAAATATACGCGCGCTAAATGGCGTCCGAGCCGTAGATCTCTCGCGCAAAGATAGATGGAAGCGCCCCGATCATCATCAACGCATAATTGGGCAATTCACTAAATTCCCTCATCTTTTTGACATATTAATAGAACTAGGATATGAAAAAAATAAAAAATGGTTCAAGAAATACAAGACGGCTATTTAAATAAAGGCTCGGTTTATTTTAGAGAGGCCAAATAAATGCCTAACGCAATATATTTATGAAAGACTGCAACTCAAATAAATGTCCGACATCTCAAAACGGAAAAGGCTCAAAGAGCCGAACCGACAGCTTCAGCCAATTCCAAAAAAACTACGATAAAATTAAATGGCAACACCCAAGCGGAGAATTATTAAATACCGAGACACGGAAGCAAGAATAGTTTTATCACTTTTTCTTTTCGGCTTCTTTGTGTCGTTAGCGGTAGCAGTCGGATCTGTCTTTGCGCTGACGCTATCAGTCGCTCGTCTGATATTTTTTTAATTTAGACTTGACTTTTTTAATAATGTCATTTAAATTAGATGGCATGGTTAATAAAAAAAGAGGACGACCCAAGGGAAAGAAGAATTCCCCCAAGTCCACGCTTATTCCCCTATCTATATTAAAGATGCTGGTGAGGGACAATGAGCTTGTGGAGGTATCGTTGGATTGGCTATCCTCCGCACAACCAATTAAAAAAACACAGCCTCAAGTCAGTCAGGCAAAGCAACCAGAAGAAAAAATAGAATATAAAATTACGGAGTTCAAACAATGAGTGATGACATTTTTAAAGGTTTAGTTGGACAAGACAACGTAAAGAAGAAGCTCAAGTTTTACTTGAAGGCTTTTAATAAGACAAGTATTTGTCCTTTTTTAAATTTCGTTGGGGCGAAGGGATTAGGCAAGACCGAATTTGCCAAAGCCTTTGCCTCTAACTTAACAAATACGGATGGAAGTCAAAGGCCGTTATTGGAAATTAATTGTTCTACAATTAAAAATAATGAATCGTTCTTTACTGAAATATTCCTACCTATTATTTCAAATAATGAATTAACTGTTCTCTTGGATGAGGCACACGCCTTACCCAAAGACCTGACGATGGCGTTCCTTACTATTTTTAATACAGAGCGCACACATCTTAAAGAGTTCACTTGGCAAGAGCAGGTATTTACATTTGATTTTTCCAAGCAGACATTTTTATTTGCTACAACTGAAAGCGATAAGTTGTTTCCTCCATTAAAGGATAGGCTTACAACTATTGACTTTGAGGCGTATGAATATGATGAACTGGGCAAAATAATAGAACTAAACATTCCAGATGTAAATATAACGCCCGATGCCTTAAAGGAAGTCTCTAAAACTACGAGGGGCAATGCGAGAAGCTGTGTGATGAGAGCAAAAGAAATAATGCTTTTTTGTGAGGCAGAAATGAACCCCATCTTTGACTTGACTGCATGGAAAAAGTTTTGTGACACCTTGGGAATTTTGCCCTATGGAATCACTTGCACCGAAAAGGAATTGCTCGAAATATTAAATGCAAGAGGATGTTGCACCTTGGCAATGTTGTCGGCTGTAACTGGATTGAGCAGGACTGCGCTCCAGCGTGACCATGAGATGTATTTGCTCAAGAAAAACTTCATGGAGATTGACGGCAAAAGAAAAATTACCCAAGTTGGACAAAAAGTCTTGACATCTGTGGAATAATCTATTTAATGGAGAGTAAGAATTAGAAATGAAAAAGCACAAGATAGAAATAAAACCCTCGTATCCTCGATGTGAGCATCCAGAAAATAAATCTAGTTACAATATAGAGTGTTGGGACGTTTACATGGATGGGACGCTTCATTTTTCAACAACCCTCGACAGAGAATACTTGGAGAAATATACCATTCCCGAATGGTTGAGACACCTAGAAGAAGATAAGGCATGAATAAATACAAAGTAGCTAGGAGTTATATACTCTCCAAGGAAGGGAGCAAACGAGTCTTCTCTTTTCTGCGACTTCCCGAACTCAAGTTTTTAAAGACTTGTGCGTTTATTGCAAGTATGTTGTTTTAATAAAAATATAACTATTAATTATGATGAATAAATACAAAGTAGCAGTATGGGAAGAAATGAGTGGCTTCATCAATGTAGAGGCAACATCACAAGAAGAGGCTCAAGAACTTGCAGAAGAACTGATTAGTGAAAATGGAGTGGAAGCCTTGTTTTATGGAGAAAGGGATGTGCTTTACCCTAAAGCAGTCCTTGGGACATCGCACACGCATGGCAGTAGAGAAGTTTTAAGCGTGGAAAAAATTTAATGAGTTACCATAGGGACTACCATCAATTTGACTTTGGCGACCATCACCTAGATGAGATGTATCCCCCGACTGATTTAGACCTAGAAATAGCACGAACTTATGGAAAATGTTTACAGAAATGCGAAGAAATAATAGAGGAATTAGATGACAAAGAAAGAGTTACAAGATAAATGGTATGACCTTTATTGCGCTGAAAATGTAGCAAAGTGGGAGAAAAATAAAAAAATGAGCAAATATACAAGAGAAGAAATAGACGAGATGAAAGAACTCCTTTCAGAATCCGAATGGGAGGGCTTAAAAGATAGAGAATTAAGAGAAATCCTATGGGATGGTTGTATCGGATGGGCAAACGTGGAAGATGCAGATGTAATTGAAATGTATGAGGAGAATTATGGATTTGCTCCAGACAATGGATTTAATAAATAATGAACAACATATTTGATAGAATTATTGACATTGAGAAAGATCTCAATGATCTCATTGGCGACATTGAGACTCAAGCCGAGCGTTGTGAGCTTAATGAAGGCGCAATTTTAGAAAAACTAAAAAGTGCAAGCGTAAATATTAGCCATGTATATAAATTAAACAAAGCAAACTTTAATGAGTAAAAAAGTTACCATCCATTGGAACATTGACGGCCACGTAAAGGGTCATGGCTCTCCAACATCAATAGAGGTAGCCCTTGCTTGGATCGTGAAAATGAATAAAAAATATGGAGAAGGAACGCATTGGTATGAGTGAATATATGCCCATCATGGAAGTGCTTGAGAAAGTGCGAGAGGGTTGCGAGAGATATATGCATCGCATAGATGAAGAAGGTCAATGTGCAGAAGCAGATGATTATGTAGTTGCATTATTTCATTTTGAGGATTATATAGAATGGGTCAAATGGAAACAGGGGAGAAATAAATAATGAGTAAATTACTATTATCCCTTATCTTCCTTGGGGGTTGCACTACTACCGATTGGAGTGGTAGTTCTACCGAAGTTAAAGAAGTAGATTATAGATATGAAGTTAGGCGAATAAATAATTTAGTTAATCACCTATTATTTACCTTCCAAACACACGAGGAAGCATACGACTATGTAGTAAAGCAACCTTCTCCTTATAGTGATTTAATCATACACGACCTTAAAACTGGAGAAACATTTGAGGAAACACCATGAGTAGAGATGTAGAAAAGTTAATCGAACAAGAAAATGAACACACCTTGTGGATGCTCCACAATGAGAAAGCGGTTTACGTTCACGTTTATTATTCCCTTGACAAAGACGGCAAACGAGTCTACGATAGGCAAACAATGAGGGAAGAATTTGAGGAAAACATGGAAACATTAATTTCATTAAATAAACAACGAGAAGACGGAGGTATATAAAATGAGTAAAAAATATCAAGTCCCATGTTCATGGCAGATGCACGGCTATGTCGAAGTAGAGGCAGATACTTGGCAAGAGGCAGGAGATAAAGTATCCCATTCCGTAGCACTCCAACAAAACGCCCGCTCTTATGCAGAAGAAGTGGATTATTCTTTTGAAGTAAATTATGAAATGATGGAAGACGAGGAAGAACTAGAGACTGAAACATATATGAGATTCCCAAGAGATTTTGATGGAGCGCATCATGTAAATAATGAACAAGAACGCTTGGACGATTTTAATAAAACAAATAAAGTAGATAAACTACAAGACTTAATGTAAAATGAAATTACCAAAAGACTTATCTAAAAAAGAAGTAGTCGAGCATCTTCATAAGATTCTTAATATTAATGTAGCGGATGCGGATTACCCGCTTCCCCCAAGTTGTGCCAAAAAGATTTTTGAAGATATTTTCGGTAAAGATTGCGATAGAATAATAGCAACCAACCCCGATAACCATGTTTTGTGGCAAGCAAGCAATGAGCGCAAATAAAATCTCTAATTACAAGCAATTTTCGGATAATTACGACAAGATTGATTGGACTAAAAAAATAAAGAAGAAATTTAAAACAAGCTGGGGAGCAGAATACACACTAGAAATAAAAGAGAAGCCCCCCAAAAAAGACAACACTCCAACCATAGAGGACTTAACAAAGAAAACAAATGAATAACTTGCCAATATACTATTTAAGAAATAAGGTCTATAAAGATGCTCCTGAAGGAGCAACTATTATTAAGGGTAGCACTAGAGTCAGCGAGCATGAGCGGTTAGGCGATGGCGTTATCGTGAAAATTCATGCGCTATACGGCAAGCCTCAAGCTAGGCTTTGGGCAAATATATACCCAATAAGTTATCCTCAAACGGCAATTTTTGAAACCGCTTGGCATGAAGATAAGCCTTGTTGGTTCACGACTTATTGCACAGGGTCTTTCAGCTTGGAGCAATGGCATCAAATAATAGAGAGTATTCGGCCAGTAGAGGAATTTCTTATTCGGAAACACGAAGATCAACTCCAGCAATTCTATGCCCCCAAATATGGACAACAAACTTGCAGTCAAGCAGTATAAAATTATTCTCGATGAAACTGATTTGGAGGTTGTCAGGCAGTTGACCCATGAGTTTAATTACGCATTAGAACATAACCTGCATCTCGCACTTGCGGGTCATGTCAGAAAAGAAGATGTGCTTCATACCATTTTTAAACAAATAATTAATCAATCAAATAATGAACAAACAGAAAGCGGAGAAGGTTCTTGACCTTTGGAGACAATGCAAGGCAGACTCAAACGGCTGGGATGAAAGCGGAGTAACAAAAAGGACAGACTATAATCTAGCCAAGGAGGTGTTTATAAATCATTTAGAAAACGGAGGATATAAGTGTATTGGCGATGGGGCATATAAATTAGTTTTCTCAAAGAAAAACCTTGACTTTGTGATAAAGATTTATCATACTGGTTCCATTGATGATAAGGAAGACAGACGATTTAAATTAAATAAATATTGGGTAAAGCCCTACTATAAATGCAGTTGTATTTCTATTCAACCAAAAGCAAAAAGAAACGCCAAAAATAAAGCGTATAAATTTTTAGAAGAAAGACTAGGCAAAGACTATTGCGAGCTATTTGACGTTCATCCCGATAATGTAGGATGGGTAGATGACAAGCCAGTAATATTCGACTATGTGGCTTGCGTAGGATAATAATGAATATATTTGTATTAGATGAAGACCCAGTAATATCAGCGCAACAGGCTTGCGACAAGCACGTTGTTAAAATGATACTTGAATCAGCGCAAATGTTATGCGCTGTTTTTCCTCAAGGCGAGGCCCCATACAAACGAACTCACTACAATCATCCTTGCACCAAGTGGATTAGGGAATCGGTAGATAATTATGAATGGTTATTGACCCATGCTTATGCTCTTATGGATGAATACCTTCATCGTTACGGCAAGTTGCATAAATCTTTAGATGCGATTGCGTTTTGTGACGATAACTACCATAAACTTAACCTCTCAAATAAAGGCTTGACTCCTTTCGCTCAAGCGATGCCAGAAGATTACAAAAATCGCAATGCAGTTAAGGCGTATAGAACTTATTATATTAATGATAAGAAATATTTTGCCAAATGGACAAAAAGAAATACACCATCATGGTTTAAATAAATGTTTGTGCTTAAATCCAGAATATATCTTGTATATAATTTATTTTGTGGGGCGCACTTCATTCAAGCGGATGACTTGTCGCCTGTCCTGCCAAATATAAAACCGCTGGAAGGCGAGCCAAATAATGTGGCTGTATCGTTACCGACCTTGGATATTAATTTTACAGAGGATGAGTTAGCTGAAGCCAAAAAAGCTGGCGATTACTTTTTTATCAAGGACAACAAGGGAGTTAAGCGCAAAATAATATTTTTAAAACTAGAAAATATGCTGGCCTCACACCGCTCTACCGCTAGGAGCGAGAGGGATTCTTCTTTTTTCTCTTGACATTCTTCCTCCATGCTTTAGACTGGATTACAGAAAATGAAAAAATTACCTATATTATACAAATTGGACTCGAAGGGCAAAACCAGAGAATGGACTATTTGTTCTGACGCAAATGAATTTTGGAGCGCACAAGGAATTGTGGGCATGAAGATACGCCAGAATAATCCTACTGTCTGCGAAGGCAAAAATATTGGGCGCAGTAACGAAACCACTCCCGAAGAACAAGCGGAATTAGAGGCTCAAGCGAAGTGGGAAAAGAAGCGCAAGGATGGTTACACCCAAGATATTGACCAAGTAAAACAAAAAAAGTTTTATGAACCTATGTTGGCGCAGGATTTTAAGAAGCGAGAAAAGGAATTAGTTTATCCCCTATATTCTCAACCCAAACTAGATGGGGTAAGGTGCATCATCCGAAAAGAGGGGGATAAGATTATCGCTCGCACTCGCAAGGGTAGGGTAATTGATTCCATTCCCCATATCAGCGAAGGATTGCAGGGGTTTTTCTTGGCTTATCCAGATTCCATTTTAGATGGAGAACTTTATAACCATGAATATAGAAATAATTTTAATGCTATAATTTCTTTAGTGAGAAAGCAAAAGCCTGTTCGCACTAAAACGGATAGCGATGAATCTTTCGATAAAAAAGAAAAGGCGTGGAAGAAGGCGTTGCTCCAAAGCGCAGGGAAAGTAGAATATTGGGTTTATGATTCCCCTCGTATAGATTTTTTGAGAGAAAACCATTATTTTACAGTTCGTAGGGCGCATTTAGAAGAGCATCTAGGCCATGTCTCTAACAAGAGCATCCAACTCCTAGAAACCTCGGAAGCGTGGAGCAAACAAGCGTTAGATGCTAACTATGAAGATTATCTTGGACGAGAGTTTGAGGGACAAATAATTAGACAGGACGAGAGTTACGAATCCAAGAGAAGTAAATACTTATTAAAACGCAAAGAGTTCCAAGATGCTGAATACAAGGTGCTTGACATAGAAGAAGGAAATGGTAATCGCCAAGGAACCGCAAAGCATCTAGCGTGTTTCTGCGAGAAAACGCAAAAGACATTTAATTCTAATATAAAAGGAACTTTTGAATACTTAAAAGAAATCTTGGAAAATAAGGAGGATTACATTGGCAAATATGCTACAATTAAATTCTTTCAATTAACTCCAGACGGAATCCCAAGATTTCCTTATGCGATAGCTTTTCGAGATTACGAATGAAATTAAATAAAAGCTATGACCGCCTTACGCAAGCCTTGTCGATTGCAATGCAAGAGGCTGACGATTATGGCGAGGAAGGCATCAAGGAGATGCTGGCACTCATTATGGAATTTTATCTCAATGACGAAGAAAGAAAGTTCCATAAATTTTTCTGTGAAATTATAGACCGCTACAAGCGGAGAAAACATTTTTAAATTTTTTAGTTGACATTTGCCCAAAAATGCTTTTGAATGGTTGCATGATGAAAATTGCAAAGATAATAGATTCGTTATTCGTTGACCCGAAACTGGAAGCCCAACTTATTCTTCCCTTTGAGGAGTTTCGACCTGTTCGCAAAAAGAAGGAACTAACACTTGATTCTTTTATTGATGGCTTGACCTATGGAAAAGTCAAAGAGGGAACCGAATATTGGGAAGGTATTAAAGTAAAAAATGATGTAGATTATTTTAAGCGTTGGATTTTTGCTTTTTGTAGCATCCATACGACTTGGGAAAACAACGTCAGAGGTTACAATGCTTTAACTCAAGATTTGTCTTGGACTATTTCCAAGAAGCGTCTTATGGAGATAATTAAAAATAGCTCATTAGGCTTGACAAGTATGCGCTATAAGGCACTTTGGGACTTTACTCGTAAGTTTCGGGCTAATCCCAAACAGTTTTATAAGAAAAACAATGAAACTTGGCAGGAATGTCGCAACAGGCTCTCTAAAGAAACTTATGGAATTGGCTTGGCAAAGACTTCCTTTGTTCTTAATTTAAGTTTCCCTGTTGAAGCGTCTGTATGTTGCTTGGATGTTCACTTGCTCCGCTTCCTTGGTTGGGATGTAAAGAAGAAAGGGACTCCATCGCTGGTTCGTTATGAAGAACTTGAGCAAAAATGGCTTGACAAGTGCGAGGAACATGGGCTGGGCTATGGAGTAGTGAGAGAATTATATTGGAACAAGATTCAAGGTAAGCGCAACAGTCGCTACTGGTCATATTGCTTGGAGAAATAAAATGTTTACAAAATCTGCGAATTGGTTTAGACAGGAACTCTGGAAGCATCGTAATTTCCAACAAGGTGATACCCTTGCAGGTTTAGACGAATCAGATTTGGAGTGGCTTACGAAACAAATACTCGAAAAAAATAATTCAGTTAACTTAATTATCTTGAGAGACAAGGACGATTGTCACATAACTGTAAAGATAAAAGAATTAAACTAATATGAATATAGAGGAAGCACTTAAAGTATTAGACAAAGAAGTGAAGCGGTACTGGGCGTTTCCTGCGAGTAAAGATAGTTCCGCAAAAATAATAATGGCAGTAGAAACAGTTAATTCTTGGGTTCAAGCTGTTAAGGATAAGATGAACGCTCCAATGGAGGATGAATATTAATGGAAATAGCAGAAGCCGTTACAAAAGTTTTAGAGTCTTGCGATGCCTATGCAAGTTATTTAGATGACGCATTAAAGCATACTCCTTATTCTAAAGCTGGAACAAAGATAGATGAAATAAGGGAAGCGACAAATATGGTTGAGTCTTATTTTGTTAATGAAACAAAAGTATTTGATTACTCGACTACGGAAGGCTGTATCCAACAAACCCAAGGACACAACAAAGAAGAATGAAGGATATTATAAAAAAAGTTTTAGAAGCAAACCAAGATATTAATATGGCAAGCGAATATGCCAGAGAATATTTAGCAGAAGAAATAGAGAAAGAAGTTCAGTCTACTGTTAATAGAATCTTTATGGAAGAATATGAATTAATTAGGATTTGGGCATCCAATCGTGAAACACGATATGCACAATTTCTCAATAACAAGCAACCTTTCCCTTTTTAAAATGAATAAAGCTAAAATTATAGATGACTTTGCCGATAGGCATGAAGATGAAGAAATCCTGCGAGCAGATGGATTAGACGAGGCTTGTATTGGCTGGACAGATTCATGGAATGGACAGAGCCGAAATATGCGGTTGGTTTATGATGCAGGAGAAGTTATAAAAATTTTTCAAGAAAGAGATGGAATGTCTTATGAGGATGCCGTAGAGTTTTATGATTATAATGTCGCAGGAGCATACGCTGGAGAAAGCACCCCTATTTTTATCAATAGTATTGACGATACATTAGAGTATGTTATGTAGCAAAAGTGTAATATAATGTATGGAAGCCTCCAAACACTACGAGTCAATAAAGTTTTATATTAAACGCTTACAAGACATCAAGCGAAATTTATTAAAATATAAAACCGAATACTTTCCCGAAAGAGTAAGGAGTCTACTTATATCCTACAAATTTACCATTGGCAAAATTATTAAACATAGCGACACTTATTTAAGAATAGAAAAAGATAATTGGGAAAAGCTAGAAGAAGTCGCACGAATATCAAAAAAATATAAAGAGTTCTTAACTACATTATAAATAATGAATAATTACAATCAGCCAAATCTCCCACATCCTGTTAAGTGGTTAGTTAATACTATAACAAAAGGTATGCAGGTAGACCATTTACCTAAATGCAAGGCAGAGGATTATCCTGACGATACATTTGTAATTAGGTTATCGCAGATCAAAGCGAAGCGTAAGACAGCGCAAGTAATTTACAATGGGCATACCCAAACCCATTATCATCCACCAACCCAATGGAATCCAAGTGGTCACTCTTATTCTTATCGCCCAAAGTCAGTAACGAATATTACTTATAGCAATGACCGCAAGGATTATGTTTTTTCTTGGGGAAGTGGTGGAGAAATGGATGATAGCGAATTTTATTCTTTTTTTCAGTTGGCTAACTCGGTGAAAGATTTCTTAAAAAAGATTTGACATTCCCTAAAAATCTGTCAGACTTATTACATGATCAACAAAGAATTTCTTAAAAAAGGCATTGGGGCGCAGGTTCGTATTTGTTGACTGTGGTTACTTTTCATCGCCTTCCAGTAATCCCATAAAAGCTGGAAACTTTATTTTAAATACAATGAGTAAGAAAAAAACTATGCGATATAGGATAAGGGAAAATCAGCCTGACCTATACAACAAAACTTATTCTGTTGATGAAGAAATAATCGAAGGTGGAACTAATGGCTACGATGGACACATTAACGATATAAAAAGAATCAAGATAAAGAAGGACGACCTAACTAATCTTATAATTTTTGCCGTGGAGCAAGGTATTTTAACTGAACAGAAAAAACAGAAAAGACAACAATACAATAAATTGAAGTTAGCTCCACAACATTTTCCGAAAAATAAACGGCTAGAGGCAGAACTATTTAGTCCAGCAGATGCTTATGAGGCAACCTTGTCAGAGCCAGCGAAAGCACGGCTCAAGGCAACAGGATCGGCAAAGCAAATAGCTTCACCGAGCATTGCCGACACACCTTTTTGAAAAAAATTAAAAAAGTCCTTGACTTTCCCTCCAGACCTGTCAGACTTGAGGAAGATTAAGATTAAAAACTGAAATTAAAAAAACATGATTGCTACACAAAAGACACACACATTAGTTCGCTCACATGACTTTGAGGAATCCGAATTTGGTATTGACCAAGAGGACATTTCCTTTGTCATTGATTTGCTACGAAATCAAATTTATTCCAATAAGCCTTTGGCAGTTATTCGGGAATATACCACAAATGCCATAGACGCTCATGCGGAAGTTGGCAAGCCCGATTTGCCAGTTAAGGTAACTTTACCTACAAAGTTTGAGCCAACCTTTAAGGTTAGGGATTATGGAACTGGATTAACGGATGAAGAAATTCGTAATCTTTATACTCGTTATTGTAAGTCCACCAAACGTAATTCTAACGCATTTACTGGACAATTAGGCATTGGATGTAAGGCAGGATTTGCCTATGGAGACAATTTTGGCGTTATCTCATACAATAATGGGACAAAAAATTCTTACAACGCCCAAATTGATGAATCATCTAAAGGCAAAATTATTCTTATGGATTCATCTCCCACAACCGAAAAGGATGGCATGGAAATTGTCATATCGGTAGCAGATAATGACGTAGATACGTTTAGGGAAGAATCGCTTAAATTATTTCGTTATTTTAAACTCACTCCCGACATTAAAAATCTAGGCGAGGATAAAATAGAAGAAAAATCTGTTGCATTAAGTGGTGAGTGCTGGAAACTTTACGAAGAAGAAGGCAATGGTAGTAGTTATAGCTATTATCATCGTCAGCGTAATTATGGAAGTCGTAATCAGACGATTGCCATTATGGGCAATATCGGCTACCCTATTGACCATAACTCTATTCAGAATCTTGACGGCAAGTATCAAGACATTCTTTGTCTGGACAACTTGTGGGTCGAATTTGATATTGGAGAGTTAAATATTTCTCCTAGTCGTGAAGGCTTGGAATATACCAAGCGCACTCAACAGGCAATTAAAGACAAAATTGAAGTTATTAAAACCGACTTGGAGAAAATTGCACAAGAAAAGTTGGGCGATGCATCTGACTATTATGAAGCGAAGTGCAACTATGCGTCTATTGTTAATAGCTTGCCATACTCTATTCAAGAGGTCTTGAAGGGTAGTTTTAAGTGGAAGGGAATTAATATTGATAGCCCAGTTATCAATAAGCCAAGGACTGATTGGCAAACTCCAGAAATAACAATTCGTCATTACTGGAAGGAAGATGATTCCGCAAATACAGATGGGTTTAAAGTCAAAAGTAAACTTGTAGACAGGTTCACTTGCCACAAAGATAATTTGCTTGCGATTAACGATTGTCCTTCAAATCATGGCTTGGCATTAAAAGCTAGGACTTTATTTAAAGAAAATTCTGATGCAAACAATGTATATATGATTTGGTTCAGAGATTCAGCTTGGAAGAAAAAGTTTTATGATGAGCATGAGTTTAATAAGGTTGACGATAATCGTATAAATTATTTCTCAAAGGTGGATAAGTCTAAAAGTGGATATGTTTCCGCTGGTGGAGCATCTAAACTTGGCGCAGGTTCTCGTCAGCACGTTAAAATGTTTCAACTCAAGGATGATGGTGAAAGTAGAACAGACCAAAATAATTGGGATGACCTTGACAAAGATGACGTTCCAACTGAAGGCATTTATGTTCCTATCTTACGTTATGGCATTGTGGATGCAACAGATAAGAAGGTTATGGATACAATGGATATTGTTAATTTCCTAAAATCATCCGTAGTCAAGGATAAGTTGCAAATAAAAGTTTATGGAGTTAGGCGCAAGGACGTTGAAAAGCTAGACGATTCTAAATGGACACATTTTAAAGTTTGGTTGAAGCAAAATCTTGATAAGGTTATTACGCCCGAACTCTGGCAGAGATACGCCAACGAAAGGTCTATGTCTGCAATCGCTAATTTAAATTACATTAATTGCGAGAAGTTTATAGAGCAATGCAAGAAGCACTTGGATGATTCCCATATTCTAATGAGGGCTATTAAATACTTGCCTCCCATGCAGAATGGAAATTATGTCCACGCTACCTTAAATAAGGTTCAGTATTTGCTTACTTATCTTCTTGGGATTGATAGGGATGCTTATAGCCATGAGTGGTCGAAGAAACAGCAGGAACCCTACAAGCCAGAACTCACCAAGGAGATGATTGAAAAGAATATTGATTCAAATTATCCCATGATGGAAATGATTGAATTTTACGGCTGGAGATTTTCCTCTGACAATGCAGAGAAGGTAGTCAATTACATCAAACAAACTGATGAATTAAACTCAACAAAAGTGTAATTATTATCGGAAAGTTCTTGACAGATCGACAAACATTTAGTAGAATATTATCATACAAAATCAGAAAAGGAAAAAACATTATGCAAAAAGTAGCTTACAATCTCGGAGAGAACGCAATCACATTGTTTTTTGATGGACAGGTTCATACTGTTCGCAATGACAATATTAACTTTCATCAAGTGCGTCAAGCCCTATTGGATGGAGAATATGATAAAGTTGTAAAGTTGGTGGATACCAAAAGTGCAGTTGAGGATTATGCTCACGGCAATGTCGAAATCAAGGATGGAGATGTTTATTACAATCATTCTTCTGGTGAGCAAGAAAAGCTCGCAGGAGTTGTTATTGACAAGCTGTTGTCTCTTATGAGGATGGGCATTAAAGACCCTTCTCCGATTTTCAATTTCATTGAAAGGTTGCTGGACAATCCTTCACATCATTCGGTGGAGCAGTTGTATAACTTTCTTAATTACAAGGAACTCCCTGTTGACCCTGACGGCTATGTTATTGGCTATAAAGGCGTAGCAAATGATTATAAAGATAATTATTCTGGCAAGTTCGATAATAGTGTTGGTCAGGTTCTTGAAATGAAGCGCAGGAGTGTAGATGATGACCCTAATCGGGGTTGTTCCTATGGATTTCACGTTGGTTCGTTCGACTATGCAGATAGTTGGGCTGGAGCAGAAGGCAAACTAATGGTCGTTCGTTTTGACCCCAAGGACGCTGTAAGTGTTCCTAATGATTCTCAATATCAAAAGTTGCGAGTATGCAAGTATGAGGTTATTAACGAGATTACTGAAGGTCGTAAGGAATGGGCAAAGCCTGTCTATGTTGATGAAGATTGTGATTATGATTCCGATTGGGATGAAGAATATGAGGATGAAGGTGAAGATTCATGGGATGATGATTTGTCTGCAAATGAATTAGCGATTCGTAACTATATTGAAAATCGTCATGCAGAAGGAATTAATCCTACGATAAAACAAGTGCAGTCTCGCATGAAGGGCGTGTCGGTTTCAACTAAAGAAATTATTGAAATTGCCGAGAACTTGGACTACTATGTAGAGGAAATTGATGGGGCGAAAACAAGTCGTTCCGAAATCTCTGGATAAAAGTTTTGTTGGGATTCAGACTCTCGTCTCATTAAATTGGGATTCAAATGATTACCCCAAGGAACTGAATAAATACGGCATAAATTAAAATCTTAAAAATGGGAGCGAGAAAATCTCGCCCCATTTTATTCTTTAATCTAAATTAATAAATATATAATGACACTCGCAACAGTAGAAACTCAAGCACCAGCAACAACGCTAGTCAATTCAATCAACAAAGCAAATGAAGCGCAAGTGGATGCTTCTTGGGCGATTCTTAAATACAAAGAAATTGGCATTTACCGAAAGGTCGCTTGCCTCTCACAACTTCTTGATGTTGATTTTAATGTTGTACTGGATGAGCTTCCGCAAGATGAAGATGGCAGGATTTTGGATTACAAGACAAGGCATATCATACATGATGCTCTTATCGAAGTCTCATAATTAAATATAAATTAAATAAAGAGCTTACAATCTATTCTTCCATCAGCATATAATGGAAAATAAAAAAATCCCCATTCGTTATTTGGTTTACAATAGCAAAGGAGCATGGCAAGCATCCTATTCAACACAACTTGGAGCCAAGACAGCTTACAGATATGCAAAGATGTGTGTGATGCAAATGGGCGGTGAAATATTCGCAACCTTTCCCCATGATCCGCATACAGAAATCAGTATCTTCAAACACAAGAATAAAAAGCCTTTGAAGAAATAAATCCTTGACTTTGATAATTATTTACCATATACTTGATAGATAATAAAGGAACAAGCAAAAAGCAACTGACTTGCGTAACTTATATAATAAAGGAAAAAACACTAACAAATTGCAGAGAAATAGAATATCGCAAAATACTTTAGGGTAGTGCGAAATCTCTAATTATCGCAAATAACTATATAATTAATATTATGAAATTGCAAATTGATAACTATCGTATTAGTAAATTGGATGATTTAAATGTTGTTATTGAACAGTATATTAAACTTAATCCTCGTAATCCTTTTGGCAGACATGGCAGTAAAGGAAAAGCGAAACCAACTACAAATAAATTTAAATGGGTTAGGCTTGGTTACTATGCAACATTGGCAGAAGCACTAAATAAATTAGTAAATCATAAACTCCTGTCTGTTGATGGCGAGCAAACTGCACAAGATTTGTTGTCAAGTTTGGCGCAACTCAAAGAAGAAATATTGGAAAAAGTTAGTGAAAAAAGTGGCTGGTAGACCGCCGAAACTTTATCGAATTTTTCATTAAATTAGCCCCATTTTAAACAATTTAGGCGAAATAACAATATAAAATGAGTATTTTGAAGAAATTTGGATTTGCCATTATTTGGTGTATATTTGGTTGCGGATGCGTTTTTAACCGCCCTCAACAAATAGATTTAAATAATAAGCCTCAATATTATGCCAGCTTACATTACGAAGCGCAAATAAATAAAATTTACCAAGAGAAAAATGGTAATTGGAGAGTCGCAAAACAAACTAATATAAATGCAAATAAATATTGGAAAGCCTATCTTGATGCTCGTCATAATAGTGAGCGCACTCACCTCTTGCACAACAACAAATAACAGGCAGGGAAATCACAGAGGCGGTCAAGTCACCCACTTTTCGCAGAAGTCCGAAATAACTAATACAAGAGAACTAGAAATAAGAAAACCAACTTTACAAAAACTAAAAGTGATACAGCCGAAAATAGTTAAAGCGAAAACTACAAATAAAGAAGAAGCAAATACTTCTGAAGTAAAGCGAAATAAAGATAACTTAAACAAAGTCGCCGAATTAATTGAAGAAGAAAAACCATATGATAGGATGAACATGATTATGTTTTGGTTAGCCCTATTAAGCTCCAGCGTTTTGATCTGGTGTTCCGTATGGTTCGTTGGGCGCAGTCTCCTTAAATGAAATGGTCACCAGAACACGATAGATACGTAGTAAAGAAAAATAAGAGCATGAACGACCAGAGAAACCTCTTACAAAAAGAAGATAGACTTTTACTCTGGATAACAATAGCAATGAGTATATTTTATGTTGGACTTGGACTGGTTTATTGGCTATGGTCGAAATAATACATAGTTATAAAATAAATAACTTCCATCGCTCTGGCATACAAATAAAAGAAACAACAAATAATACAATAAGCCTCACCTTAATTTCAAGCAATAAACTTGGAAATAAACTTCAATCAATCAGCTTCACACCAAGCGAGTTGAAAGAAATAAATTGTGCAATAACAAAAATGCAAAAAGCTCTTGACTCACAAGATAGTTCTGGTAACATTGAAGAATGAAAAATAAGAAAAGCAATATTCTCACCTACTTAATTGTATTATTTTTTTTGGTAGGTTGTGCCGACGATAAACTAGAGAAGACCAACGCCAAGTTAGCGGAGGATCTTGAGAACAAGGATAGGGAGCTACAACAGAAAGAGCTTCAGCTTCAAGCGCAGACTACCGAAATACATCGACTAAACGTCCCTCCGCCCGATCTTCTACGCAAGATGGGAGGGCTTCCAGAAGCCTCCAATGCCAAATATGAAATAAGGATAAAGAATGATGCACAAGATGAGCGTCTTGCTGTTACATCTGATCTGGAGTGGGCAAAGAAATATGTCGAACGCTACATGGAATATCATGGCGACCTTGTAGTATATGAATTAAAGTCAGGAAAAGCTTTATACTATTGGAACAAAACAAATAAAAGCGAAATAACTCTTGACAAACAATAAAATTTATAGTATAATATACTTATAATAATTGAGAAAGGTTAATTAGCTGGAGTTCAACATCCCAATCCTTTAAGTAGGATTTCAGATTGCTAGTCCAGTAAATAACCGAAGTTCTTTTGACAGATTTTTAATTTTCACTTTTGCTTGGCGGCGGCCGAGTAAAAAAAGAGGGTGACAGAATAACGGTTTGATACTCGTCGTAATGTGCGCTACCTATCCCCCAGAGGGCAATCGCTTGAGGGATAAGTGTTAGGGGCGGCTCGAAGTAGGTAACTAGACATTAGTTTATCCCGAAAAGTTGGAGGTAATAATGAAGACCTTCCCCTCGCCAATTTTCTTAACCGCTTCAGCAATCGCTGGGGCGGTTTTATAATTTATAACAATGAATGAAGTAATAATATATGTAGTGTTGGTTTGCCTGTATGCTTATTATCTTACGACTAAATAAGATGCTAGGTTGAAATAATCTATGCCAAATAATAGTATATAGAGTGAAAAAATGGAAAGCTACCTTATGGGAAACCCCTCGTTCTTGCGGGTCTCCCATACCCAAGGGAATCAAGGGTCTCAATCAGTTTCCAGTTGATACAGTCTTATTGACTAAAAAATGTTATTCAACTGCGGAAGATATTTTCTTCACGGAACGACATTGGGGAACAAGAGAGAGGGAGCATCTTCATATTGAGATAGAGGAATTGCCTCGTATTGTTGAAACTGGGGCTTGACATTCTCCACAGACCTGTCATAATGATAGGTATGAAATTGATTACGGCTCAAAGATTATGCGTTCGCCTGATGGAGAAATTTGATATTCTCGGACAAGGCGAGGAAAAATGGAAATGGGGCGGCTTTAACAATAAGCGAGCAAATTGCGGTGAATGTTATACTGCCCTAGGTCATCGTAAGATTATGCTTTCCAAGCATTACGTTGTGGCAAATCCCGAAAAAAACGTAAGGAATACAATCCTACATGAGATTGCTCACGCACTAGATACCGAAGAACGAGGCGACTCATGGCACGATGCAAATTGGCGTAAATGGTGCAGGTTCGTTGGTTGTCGTGAAGATCGAATCAATGATGAAGCTATCGTCAAATATAAGTACAACGATGCGTGTTGTGGTTCAGAGTTTGGGCGGCATCGCATAAGTAGCAACCATGCTTACAGTTGCAGTAGTTGTGGCAGATCATTGTTTGTTAAGCGTGTAAAGAAGAACACCGCACACAAATATAAGCTCAAGCTAGAAGATTTAATATCAGTAAGATGAGAACCCCAGACAATATTCACTTACGATCCTGCAAAGAGCAAATCCAAAAAGAAATACAAGAACTTTCAGCATTAAAGCTTGCACCATCAATAATTAAAGACCTTTGTCAAATAGTAGAAAATAACTTCAAGGACTTGGAATGAAAAATCAAATCAAATATAGTGAAATAAGAGATTGGGTAGTTAATTATCTTGAACATTGTAGCAAAGAAGATATTGTTAGATTATATGCGCAGGTGGAGTTAGGGAAGCGGTGGCGCTCCGAGCTGACTTATCTTGATATAGAATGGGATGAATAATATGAGAAAACAAATCAAATATAGTCAAATATATGCTGATGTACTAGAAACCCTTGGAGGCGACCTTGCTTCTAGTTTTTTCTATGTTCCCAAAAAAGTTGTTGTGAGGATGTGGGTAAAATTGCCTAACCCCATGTGGGTAGGGAGGACGGACGATCTGGAAATTATCTATGATATGTGAAAAGTTAATCGCATAGAAAATTTTGCCCCCCCGCCCGCCGCCAGCCCGCTTATAGAGCCAAATGGGGAGATAACTTTATTCATTTTTGGACTTGACTTAATCAAAAAAAATGTCATAATTAAAGGCATGAAAGATAGGGAAATAGATTGGGATCGCAGAGTATACGTTTATCGCAACCTGCATAAAAACTGCTGGTCTGTGCGACAGAACGGCCTGATTGTTCAACATACTAAAGAAGTTTCGTTGAAAGACGTTCGTTTCTTAGTGGGTCAAACTGGACGCAAGAAAGTTTTAAAAGAAAAGCGTAAGAATGTTCATGCTGGCATTTCAGGTTACCTTATGGGGTTTCGTGAGTCACACAAAGATATTAATGTTCCGAGATCACCAGCGGCAGCATTTTTCCCTAACTCGGCACAGGTTGTTTACAATCCCTACAAGTACAAGACTTTTGTACGCATCCCAGAATACTCGTGGTCGCTCGTAAAAACGCAAGATCTAACGCCTGTAAAAAAGGCATCTTTCGCCTCTTTAAGCATTGACAATGGCGTGTTTGCCTATATGATAGAAGAATGAAAATGTTAAAAGATTATACCGTTGTAAATGATGCGTCCCTGATCACGGACACCTTCTTGCAGGGTTACGTTATCAGCAGTTACCAGAACTTGGTAGACCTCTTTGGCGAACCCACCGTACAGTTCGATCCTTATAAAACCAGAGCCAACTGGGTGGTGCAGTTTGAAGATGGCGTGGTGGCAACCGTTTATGATTACAAGGTACACGGCAAGCCTATTGAGGAGGTTACCGAATGGAACGTGGGAGGAAAGTCCCATGTCGGTCACGATAGAATGATGGAACTCGTATATGGAGAAGTTTTCGATGACTCTGGTTTGTAATCCCCAGCTACAAGAACACCTCGACCATGAGTTTGGGGCGCAGTACGATGATGTGCGTGAACGCTACGCAAACGAGATTCAAGACATGAGAGATTACGAAGAATCCGAGCGAGAGTATTACGAGTATATGCAAAAAGTATATGAGGCAGGTTTCGGTGATGACGACCAAGCATACGAAAATTCATGGAAAAGAACTGAAGCATACTTTAACGAACGTAACCTTAACTAACCAAAAAATGGACTACGATTACCTACAACTGCACCAAGACGACTACGGCTTCAACGTCAAGGCTTACAAAGCCGATGGTTATCCTTCATATTCCGTATGCGCTGGGATGACAAAGATTTCCTTTTTGGATTCTTTCAATTCCGAAGCCGAAGCGATTGAAGCGTACCCTGACCTCGTTGGTAGTGATGGCGAAGTAAGTTATGGTTCTGCTTTCCTAGATGCCGACCTCAAGGACGTTTCCCACATTCCAGACACACCTGACCTATATATATAATGAAATTAGAAAAAACACACATGAAAACCTTGGCAGACTTGCGAGAGCAAATCCAAGAGGACATACTAACCTATATTGAATCAATACGAGTTACACAGTCGTGGAAAACTATGGGCTTTCGGTACAAATCAGAGCTTTGTCAACTCGTAGGAGAAAGATTCAACCAATACACTAATGAATTACGATAGTTGCGAACATGAATACATGGAACTGAAGTCTCAATTCCATCAAGAAAGAATGCTTGAGCCGACAGAACCTCACGACAAAGGTTATCTTTTAGTAGACGACAATCAAGTGCAAGAGGCTATTGGTTTTCGTTCTATTGATGGGGCAGTCGAATACGCCTCGTCCCTTGAACATGACCACTATACAATCTATCAACTCAAAAAAGTATTATGATGACATCTCAATCAACTTTGGCCGTAAAGGGTTATATTATCGAGGAGGGCTTCCATCGTGAAAAGTGGCACCCTAAACAGCAGGCTTGCTGTGGCAACGGCAGGGCAACCCATTATTATGACATTACCTACAAGGTGGATTATCGCATAACAAAATTCATCCGATTCGATAGGCTAGAACATAGGGAACAGTTTATTGAGTTACTGCACGAAGCAGGTTACAGATACGATGAGCTGTATGACAATCAACCCATCCCACCTCCACCAGGAGGAACAGTACGACCATGAAATACAGTGAACTATACTTTGAGAAACACAATGACGATGAGATGAGTGCTTTTGCCCAACTCCTAGCTTACTTTCAGGCTTACTCAGTGAAGTTTGTCGTTGAGGATAGCCATACTTGTATTAAGCTCATGGTTCAGTGCACTGGGTGAAGTGAGTGATAGAGCGGGCTGGCGGCTGGCCGCCCCGCCCGCGCCGTGCCAATCCGCATGGATAGTGACTTTATTAGACCGCCTTATTGAACCCATAGCTGAAAAAGTTTTTTTGTTTTTTGTGCGATTGCCCTTGACTTAATCGTAAAAGATGTCATACTTAAAGGTATGATAATTAAGGTAAGAAAGACAGGAATCTTTAGTAAAGCTCGCCCCTTCAAGCGTGTGAACAAAGTTCTCCCTCGCAAGCAAAAGCACAAGAAAAGGGTTGACATTTCCTAAAAAATCTATTTAATTAAAGGTAACAATTAAGCTAAAAAAACTATGAAACAACTCAACCTATCAATCTGCGGTTCAGACCGCACCAAAGCAACCATTGAAGATGTCCTCGCAGTCGAGACTCCTCAAAAGACCGACACGTGGACTCCTATCGGTCATGGTTTCCTCATCGACCAGACTCGCAAGCATCTTGACGAGAATGGTTTCGATGTTGTGGACGAAAATCACAACCTCGCTCGTTTTGGGCAACGCTATTTTGGTCTTATGCAAGTCCAAGATCGCAACGCTCCCGAAAATGCAGACAGGGCAACTGTCGTTGGTCTGCGGAATGGTCACGATAAGTGCTTTCCTGCTGGCATTATGGCTGGCGATGCTCCTTTCGTTTGCTCCAATCTCATTTTCAGCAATGAGATCGTTATTGCTCGGAGGCATACCAAGAACATCGACAACATCAATGTAGCTGGCAACATCTTTATGAAGATTGCTAATGCCATTGGCAGGTTGCGTGAATCTTGGGTTGGTCAGGAAAAGCGTATTGACTCCTACAAGGAGTACGATCTTGGTTCCAACAAGGAGGCTAATGACCTCATCATCCGTGCGTATCAATCTGGTGCTTGCTCCAAGACCCAAATTGCTGACATTGTTGAGCAATGGAACAAACCCAACCACAACGAGTTTGCTGACCGCAACTTGTACTCTCTGTACAATTCGTTCAGCGAGGTCTGGAAGGGTAACTTGGGATTGCTTCCTGCTCGCTCGACTTCGCTCCACTCATTATTCGATGCAACTGCGGAGGCTTAATCCTCCCAGTTGCCCATCCTTCAAGATTAACCTACTATATTAAAAGATATGAAAAACACTGCTCGTACTATTGACCAAGTTGTCAAGTCCTCACAAGGACGTTTCGTTTCGGTTCTCGTTTCACGTGGACTAAATCGCATCGCTCATTCGGCAAAGGTGAGTAGCGTAACTTCTGGTTACGTTTACTTTACCGATACGAATAACGGTCGCCCCAACAGGCGTGTCGTTCGTGACCGTGTTCTGCGTGTCGCTTGTGGCAATGCGGTTTTCGCTCGTTCTTCGCTTTAATTAGCGGAGAATGCCCTCGGCTCCCAGCCCGCTCTATGAGCGGCCTGGCGGGCCGCGGCCCCGCCCGCCCAGCGGCAGACCGCATAAACACTGGGCTCAGGGCGAAAGTTTAGGGTTGACTTAAACGCAAAAACCTGCATAATTAAGGTATGAAAATTAATCCTCAAGAAATCACCGATTACAAACGCACGACTGACGAACTGGAATTTTTCCTATTGTTCTGCGTGGTCGTTGCAGGTAAGACCTCCGACATTCAAGCTCGCAAGCTGGAGCAATGGTATGATGCTCGTTTTTATCAATGGCATTCTCCGTTCGATTATATCTCTAGTCTATTGAGTTCGGGTTTGCGTGGGTCTCTCGAAAACGTCAAGATGGGGCAGTATGGTCGTCTTGTTAACTCTTTTCGGGATATAGTCTATCTTGGGCTTGACCTCAAGAAATGCTCGTTGCATGACCTATGCAAGATTCGTGGCATAAAGTTTAAGACGGCAAACTTTTTCCTGACTCACTCAAGAAAGGATTACAATGTCCCTGTGTTGGACACTCATGTTCTTAAATTCTTGAAAGCTCAAGGAGTTAAAGATGTTCCCAAGGCTACGCCACAAGACGAAACGGATTACAATTTCTTTGCAGACCAGTTTGCCGAGATTGCCAAGGCGATGAAGATGTCCGTGGCAGACCTTGACCTTCAGGTTTGGAAACAATACTCAAAATCAACCATAAAGGCATAACATGATTGCAGAACCAGTAATGGAACCTTCCCTCTACGAACTCAAGTTGGCGTCCAAGACCTATGACCCAACCTA